ATTCCTCTTCTTCTTCCTCTTCGGAATCATCATCATCATCATCATCATCATCATCCGATTCCTCTTCTTCTTCCTCGTCATCGGATTCAGAACCAAAAATTTCTTCGGCTTCTTCGGCAGAAAGCATGATAGGAGCAGGGATAATCTTTACTGAGCCGTCTTCGTACTTAATGATGATTGCACCATTGATTTCTGTTCTGGAAACTTCTTTCAGTTCCACTTCTTTTTTCTTCTTAGCCATTTTCGTAATGTTTAAGTTGGTTAATAATTTATTTATATCACTCTGTTATAAGTTTCTTTACCAGTATGGATTTCTGAGTATACCCAGATTTTAATAATTCCTCCTGAGCAATATTGAATTGTTTTATCTCATCTAGAGTTGTCTTTAATTCTAATTGAGATTCAATTGTTATTGCCTGAGAGGCAAGTTCCTTGTCACCTTGATAAGTGACTATCTTAAACTTCTTACCTGCAAATGGGTTTTCTGGTTGATGTGCTGTGATTTTAAAACCTTCGTTATTATTCATTGCTATATTTAATTTTGGTTATCCCAGGAATACCCACCTTCCCAAATACTTCGGTATAGGATTTGTATTTCCCTTTTATCATTGTTTTATAGTTATCGGATAATCGAATTGGGTAGACCCATATTTTATTTTCTATCATCCTATTTGTCATTATATAAGCATAAGACCTTCTAAGTTTAATACTCTCTAATGGAACAAACCCTTGAAATAATAAAGACTTCTTAATAAACCTTTCTTTAGGCAAATACCCTAAAAATTTAAGTGATGCCTCATCGAATATTTCAAGCATATCCCTTTGTGCTTTGATAAATAGTACCTTTTGTATTGGGATGTTCATCTTCTTTCTTAAATATAAAGCCAATGAACTTACCAATGGAGGATACTGCAGGAATAACAGGTTGAATTTATTTTTCTCCTCTTGACTCAGCCTGTTGTAAATCCTGTAGGATAGCAAGATTGATTTGTAATCTCTTTTGCCTTGTATACTTGGGAGATATGCCTTGCCGTTGTCCATAGAGTTTGATTGAGTACCTTTCATTGAATTCCTTTTTTCCTTTAGACTTAAAGACTCGGTGCATTTGTACCATAAATCTTCTTCGTCGGTGTTTATCTATGTGATATTCATCGGGCATTATGAACTTCCTTGCTTTTACGAATTTACCCTTAAACCAGAATTTAGTACTACCCTTTTTAAGAAGTTTACCATTCATATCGGATAATTCTCTAATGCCTTGTTTTATAAGTTTCCTCCCAGATATTATATGGATATATTGAAGAACATCTACACCATAAAGATAAACTAAGGTAACCTTTACTTGGTGTCTAGTAAAGTATGGTATACCGGTTAGATGTTTCCTATATAATTTTTTTTCAGTAACAATCTTATTGGTGGTATCGGGTCTCCAAGTCCATATATAATATCTATCTGGTCGTATGGGTCCGTTGTTACTTTCCTTTAGTTTTACCATTTATATTCCTCTTTGCCATTCTATACCAAAGATTGATAGATTTCTCATTTGCTTCGGGGAATTTCTTTTTCATTCTCCGAATAACTCTATCAAGTTCAAAACCTTTTGCAGTTAATTCGAATACATAAGATTTCTTTGTACCCTTGATAAGATTAAATTCATCCCTCTCTCTTGGTGGTTTCTTTTCTCGAGGTTTCTTTATTCCGGGAACTCGTTTTGTTCTCCTTTGCCCATTTTCCCCCTCTTCTCCGAGAAACCCAAGCCTTAGTCGAGAATTCCTTAATGGGTCATCTTTTGAATACCCAATAGTTTCCAATTGCTTATCCATCCAATCGTCATATTTATCAATTAACGATTTATCGGGCTTCTCTTCTGATACATTGATATAATGTAATAAGTCAAATACCCCAGCAGAACAAGCATCAGGGAAAGGCATCCCTAATATTATTGCCTTTCTCTTTAAATCCTTATAAGTCATGTTTCTCCCAGAAGCACCAAGGAAATTTGATTTCTCCTTGGATGGAGCTTTCATGTCTTTTCTACTCTTTTTTGCCATATCATTAATATTTTAAAGTATTCATTTATTTTCTTTGCAAATATAAGAATAAATAATTTAATCTTATCTTATTTCTCTATTTATTTTTATAAAAATCCGAGGTTTTTGCTCGGTTCGCAGCAGTGGATTTAGGTTTTTAGGCTTTCTCTTGATATGTGTGTTATAAGCCATATCCAATTTCTTAATATTGAATTCTATGTTGTTCACTTGATTATAGTTTACTGCTCTTTCCACACAGCAACGGTACTCTGGCCAGAATTTTTGTCCAAGCTTAACAGATTCGGTTTTAATCATGAACTTAGATACCATAAAACCAAAGGTATCAGCATCATCTTTAGTTTTAAATACATACATGTAGAATCTACTAAATTCATCTACTACTTCATCCAAAGGTCTTACTGGTAACAATAGATAACCATCGGTATATAGGTCCTCGGATATTAAAGCTACCCAATACTTTTTTTTTCCTGGTTTTACTTTATACCTAAACCTTTCCTTGAGTTTATTGTGCATCCAATCCGGTACTCTATTAAGAAGATACTTGATATATATCTTATCCTTCTTATTCGACCGCCTTTTAAATGCAGATGGCTGTTGTAGCATCCTTGGAAGTATTCTAAAGTTATTCCACCTATCAAATTCAAGAATTAATCTTAGAGTGTCTATGTCCCATTCATCATCAGACTCCTTTAACCTCTTCATGTTTCTCTCTATATTTTTAGAGTTTACCTTTGGGAGTAATTGAGCTGAGTCTCCTGTGAATAAGCTTGCTTCTTTTCTTTTTAATCGTTTCTCTAAACATCCCTCCATATAATCTTGGAAATTCCTCTCACAGGGGCAATCTGGTCGAAAAATAGAAGTGTGTTTCTCAAAAAAATCCGAGAATAGCCTAAAGAATTTCTCTGACCGTTCCCGGATTTCAAGATACTTGTAATGAGATAACTTTAAAATTTCACCAGCTTCCCATGAAGATTTACTTTCTGATAGTTGAAGGAATAATGATTGTTGTTCTTTATCAATTAAACAACTCCAGGCTTTTTGTTGAGCTTCGTTCATAATATTAAATTCTCCTATATCTCATTATACTATCAATTGCTTCATTGGTTATCTGATTAGGGTCATATTCCCCAGAATTAGCATAAAGTTTATCTGGGTCATGGTTTAAATATACACTATAAATGACGTTGTCAAAGGGTAACCATACTTCCATTCTCCCCATTTCGGGGTATATAAGAACTTTTACCCTTTTACAAAGATGGTCAACCTCTAATACTGTAGCATCTACTCCCTCATAAGGATAACCTCGTAATACTAAGTAATCTCCAGGCTTTACATTGACTAAATCATCCACTGAAAACTTCTTATTCTCTCTAGCAATACGTTTAAATCGCCTTACTTCTTTTCTACTACAAGTAGCCACTAAAGAAAAATCATCAAATTCTTCGGCATTGTCAATCCTTACCTTTTTCTTTCTTGGGTGCATTGTCTCGGTATTACGTAACCAAGTTCTGATACCAGATATATTCCTACGTAACTTATTAAGAAATGGCCTTGAGAATGCTAATTTAGTAGGCATTCTCATAAAACCATAATTGAATAATACTGGTACTTCTTCGAATACCATCTTACCCTTTGTGGTTTTTCTTAATACGTTTACCATAGGAATAATTGCCTTGATTTGGTCATACCCCTTTTCTTTGAGTTCTTTATTGATTTTATCACAGTACTTCCTTTCAAGGTAAAATATACAATATGAGTATGGGGTATGCTTCTTCATGGGTTACTGGTTTTTAAGAATTAACTTAGCTTGCTTATGTACTAACTTATAGTTTACATTCTTCAGTATATCACTAGCCATGAATACATAAAGAATCTCACCTATCTTTGGTACATCGATTACCATAATATTGGCTTTATCGAATAGTGGTTTATAGAATACGGAAGATAAATCCTTTCCAACTACAAAGAAAAATTCTTCTGAGGGCATTGAATTATATCTCATACAGAGTATGGGAACTTTATTTGCTCTTTTTGCATCCTTAGAAGCTTGTTCCCAGAATTTCAGTATATCGCATCCCTTATTACCTAAGAGTAGATGTTCAAACTTAATCTCTTTATAATTCTTGCATTCGATGGATATCTTACATCTATGAGCATGCCTTTCATCAGTACAGGTTAAATCGGAAGTGGAGTCCTTGTTTGAATGCCAAGCTCCACTCCCCGCTCTATTCCTTTCAAATTTGTATCCGGTCCATTTTGTAAACCAAGCACCTATCTTTCTTTCGAATCGATTTCCTTTATTCTTAGAGTTCATAATATAATGGTGTATTGTATTTTTATATACCATTATAGTAATTGGTACCTACTCAGGCCTTGGGTCTTTTCCACTTGCAAAATTTTAGTATTACCTAGAGGAAGAGAATCTAAGTGGGTTATCAAGAATAAAGTTTTCTCTTTGAATATGTAACGTATTAAGGAAGTAACTATTTCTATGTTATCTGAACTTAGTGATTCAAATACCTCATCAAGGAATGCTAAGTTAATACCCTTAGAGGCAGTTAAAGCCTCATTCATTGCAAAAGCCATTGCTACACAGACCAATTGTTTCTCGCCACCCGATAGTTCATCGTAATCTATAATCATCCCATCTCTTTCAATAAGAGTAACAAATTCTTTTCTAGCAGTACCCAAATCAATATTAAATTCGATCCTAAATCCTAATACCTCTGAATACTTATCGAGGCATTTATTTAAGAACTCAAGTGATGAATCAAATAGGTAAGCCTTAATCCCATTATTACCCAATGGGTCATTAATTAACCAGTTATAATTCTCTAACTCTAACTCTTTATTGTGAAAGTCTTCATCAACCTTCCGTAAATTCTTCCTAATCTCCTTAAGTTTTTGTTTATACTTTGGAGACATGACCTTAAGCTTTTCTTGCTTGAGCTTAGCCAGGTCTTCGTCAATAGAAGCAATATCAGAAGCAATATCATCACAGTCTGATTTTAATTTCTTATACCTATCATTTACACTACTAAGTTCTTCCAACCTCTCTAAAGCCTCTTGATACTCTTTATCATATTTGTCAAGGTCAGAAAACGCTTTATATATTGATTTAGCATCACGTAACGCACGTTTGTAGTGACCGGCTTCTAACTGTATTACCAATTCTTTGATTACTTTCTTAAGGGGTACATTCGATAAATTCTTTGCATCTTTTATCTTACTCCTCAAATCAAGGATTAGTTCATTTTGTTTTTTAATCTTTATCTGAAGCGAAGCATCTACTTCATCCTTGATTTGTTTTTGTTTTTCAATTAGTAGCTTAGTTAGCTTTTCCCTATCTTGCTTTAACTCTCTTCTTTCTTCTTTAATTTTTTGCTTGAAGGATTTTTCTCTATCTCTCATATCGAAGTAAGCTTCCTTGTTAGCCTCTAATTCTTTCTTAAGCATTTGAGACTCATGCTCTACCTCATTTATTTGAGATATCAAGTTATTTTTATCTTGTAATGCAATGCCTTTAGCAAGGTTTAAGAACTCTAAGTCAAATACTTCTTCGAATATCTTTTTCTTATCAGAATTAGATTCTTGTATGAGTCTTTTTATACCCTGACCAAACATGATTGAGTTCATAAACAGAGTATATGATAAACCTATCTCTCGGTTTATAAAATCTTGTATCTTCCCCTTCCCTTTGATATCAACTATATCCCCATCTTTCATGAAGATAAGTCTGTCTTTACCTTTAGCACCATCCTCAAGTACTTCATCATACTTTTGACATCTAACTATCTTATATGTATGAGAATCTTTCTGAAAATATACTTGTACCTTAGTACCCTTGTAATCTTTAGGCCTTACTTGCTTCCAAGTATTTACCTCAGAAACACCCTTTAGGTTTTTCCCATATATTGCCCATACCAAGGCAGAGAGAATAGTTGATTTCCCTTTCCCATTTGGTGCCTTGATAAGTATGGTACAAGTTGGGTTTAATTGTAGATGTAAGGATTCTATTGAACAAAATCCTTCTGCCTCTAAGTTTAAGAACGTTAACATGACTCAGCCTTTTTAAGTGTTTCAATTAATAGATTAGTTTTAACCTCATCTTTAATACCTTTCTCTCTTAGGTATCTCTTTGCTAGAGACTTCTTAGAAAGTTGCTTAGTAATCTTATGTTTGTTATTAACTGGAGTACTAGCTTTTTGAGGGATTACCGTATAATAATTGCCATCATCCTTAATATCCTCTTCCCTTTCTACATCGATGAACTTTGGGAAATTTTTCAAAGGTACAAACTTCAGAGACAAATCTTCATAGATTTTCCAATACCCCAATTCACAATCTCTATCGGTTCTCCTTTGATGGTTAGGGGCTCCAATCATATAAACCTTCTTTGATAGTCTTTGTGGTTTGTGTATATGCCCACATAATACTAAATCGAACTTATTGAGAACATTCACATTTAAGTTTTCTACGGAATCTATTTCCCTACCATCTGTATCTTTTGCACCAGGATAATCGGTGTGTAGTAAAAGAATATTCTTTTTACTTTTATCTAATTCTAACTTCTTTAAGTATTCACTTAGACCCACGTTATTATCAATATAAGGAACCCCATATACCATAATATCTTTATGTGTAGAAGATAGTTGGGTTTTTTCATAATCTAATATCATGATACCATACTTCTCTACTTGATAAAGCCAGCTAAAGGGTTTAGTACCAACCTTACTTATTTTCTTAATATCATGATTTCCAGATATGGCATATATCCAAAATCCTTCGATTAGTTCGTTATAACATATCTCTGCCAATTCTTGGTCCATTGTTTCGGCCTTATGAAATAAGTCTCCACAAAATAATGCAGGACAGTTAAACCTTCTACATAATTTCCGTATAATCGACAAAACCCTGAAACTATTCAGGGTCCTGTGATTGTTCTCATTAAACTTAGCCCATAGATTTATATGTAAATCTGAAAAGGCTATTGCTATTACTTCTTTCCCCATATCCTATCTAAATGGTAATTGATTTGTTCCGTTCTCATACCTAAATTGAGCTCAGATATACAAATAGTGGGTATTTCCCAATTTGCAAGCAATTCCCCCATAAGAGATGATATCTGAACTTGGAAGAATCTGTTAAGTATTCTCTTACCATTATCTTCCATTGACCAATGCTTATAAGTATCTAGATTTAATGGTAAGAAGATTGCTACATCACATTGATCTTCCATTAAAGTCTTACATTGACAGAAAAAATGTTCCATTTCACATTCTGGTAAAGTTCTTGATTGCTTATACCAAAAATAAGCAGCCAAATCTGCATAACTCCTATCAGTTACGAAATATTCTCTATCCTTGAATAACCTATTCCTTTTGTTCAGAAGTTGAAAATCTGCTTTATACATTGCCTCCGAACCGAGGGATAATATTTCATTATGTGATACCCCTTCAGTAGCAGGTAATAAATCTGACATACTACCAGAAATAAAAGGTAGATCTTCTCTCTTAGCTACATACTTAGCTAAAGTAGTTTTCCCTATACCAGAGGGACCCACAAACATAATTCTCTTACTCATGATGTAATGCTTTAAATGGTTTTATAAATTCATTTGTCAAAAATGATGCTAAAGAGTATTCGATACAAAGCTCTTTGAATTTCTCATACTTAAACTTCTTCTTTGACTTAATTGGTAACTTATCCAATGGATTATGTCTTACAAACCAGAAAAGGTCGATTAACTGTTCATTCCTTTTCCATATTTGAAGATATTCTTTGTTCTTACTCTGGGCAATAAACTTCTCAATTCTACCCTCATCAAGGATTTTCCTTGCTTTTACTGGGCCTATACCCGGGAACCCTGGTATATCATCGGAAGTATCTCCAACCATTGCAAGGTACTCTACCGTTTCATGAGAATGATAACCGAATAATTCTTTGCAGTTATCCATTCTTATCATCTCATCTTTTCTGGGATTATATATCCTCAGGTTATTTGATAGCAACTGGTTAAAGTCTTTATCCGATGATATAAGTATCATTTTCTCGGATTGGAATTTTTTAATTGCAAGGTATGCTAAGAAATCATCTCCTTCATATACTGTAGATTTCTTTTTATCGAAGATATAATTAATTCTTAGCATACCCAGCATTTTCATTATAATTGCCTTTTGCTTTTGCAATGATTCGTAATCTACAGATATATTTTTTCTATGTCCCTTGTAATTGGGCAATAACTTCGTCCTTACTGGTGAATGACCATTATCGAATGAAATATAAACCTCATCCGGTTCGAACCTTGTAAGATACATATGTAGAGATTTGAAAAATCCGAATATTGCCCCACTCGGTTTGCCATCGGTAGATTTAAGTTTTTCGAACTTATGAAAAGACTGATGGAGAATATTCTCCCCATCAATCAGTAATATTGTTTTCTTGCTCATCGTCCAAAATCTAATTCATAAAGTGAAACTTCTTGAATCTTTTCCTCTCCAAGATATACATCTAAATAATTCTCTGGTTGGCTATAAGCATCTAGATACCTAACCCTAGATTCCATTCTCAAATTTTTCTTAAGGTACTCTTTAATTACTTTCTCTATACCTTCTACCTCTTTCTTATTCATCGTCTTCCTCCTCCTCTTCTGAATCTGAATAGTTTTCATATTCTACACCATCGACTGGGAATATATTTGTTTCTATCTTCTCCAGTTGCTTTTTAGTAGTACCTATGGTATTTACTCCGGCTTTCCGTAAAAGTTTTCTACGAAGTTCATCGTCTTCTTCCAAAAGCTTTTGGAATTTCTCTTCCCCTCTTGCAAGAGTTTTCCCTTTCAATTTATACCCACCAGTAGTTTTTTCGATTACATCGGTATCTACTAATACATCCTCTAAAGCATAGCATCTATCAAATCCAACCTCATGGAATTTAGGGTTGAAATATACTGGGCATTTACTAATTGTAGGTCTAGGAGGAGCAACCTTATTTTTAATAAGTCTAATTGTGACAAGTTTTCCAGCTTTCCTTTCTTTCCCATTTTGTTTGATGGTAACAGACCTTCCCGAATAGAAAGCAGCTCTGATTGAAGCATAGAATTTGAGTGCAGCACCTCCTGTAGTTGTTGTGTTATCTTTTCCAAATCCGACATTTAAAGCAGTTCTTAATTGGTTAATATAAATCTGAGATACTCCCAGCTTGTAGAATAACTCACTTCTGATACGGAAGTATTTGTAAAGAGCCTTTGCTCTACCTCCCATTTCTGCTTTACCATCAACCATCTTAGCATCTATATTATCTGTACAGTCTGTAGCTGCAATAGAATCAATTACTAAGAGTATCGGTTCATTGTGAGTTAATTGAGAACGTAAATATATTGCTAAGTCTGCCACTACGTCTGCAATATATTCAATACGGGTATCATTAACAATGGTTACTCTTGCGGGGTCTACCCCATTTATTTCAGCCCAAGAATTCATCCAGGATTGTTCAGCATCTACCCATATCACATGACCTCCAAGTTGTTGAGTAGCATAAGCAAAGTTATAAGCCACCAAAGATTTACCAGAGGATTCTTCTCCAGCAATCTCTACGATTTTACCATAAGGAATACCCTTACCAAATAAGTAGTTCAGAGCAAAGAAAGTAGATGGTATATATAAATCAGTATCAGTAACTTCTGAAGCTAATTTAATCATACTTCCATATTTCTTTGCCATCTCATTTGCTGTTGGTACTTTTAAACCAACCTTAGATTTCTTTGCCATAATGTAATGTCTTTAAACTAAAGAAGGTGATAACAGAACGAATCTAATTACCACCTTCGAATGAAACCATATTACTAACCCTTAAATATCCGATTTGTATTTTCTTTTCTTTTTCTTGGGTTCATCATCTTCCATGTAATGGTCTTTGTGAACTCCCTTTTTCTTTTTCTTCTTGGATTTATCATCATCATCGTCATCCCCATGGTCTTCGTTTAGATACTGTGAAAGTAAATCTTCCAACTCATCATAGGATTTGATTTGAGAACGAACTATCCCCTCAAGGTCAATTGTACCTTGATATTTCTTGTCCAACTTAGTTGGTTTGCAAGCACGAGCAGAATAAGTGGTATCTAGTTTACCAGACCCGGAACGAATTATCTTGATATCGTATCCAGTTTTTGGATCTGTCATATCACCTGCCTCATCTTCATCAAGGTAAAGGTCAATGATATCCTGGTATACTGAGCGAGGAACTAAAACTCCCTTATCTTTGCCTTCGTAATCTACCTTACTACCCTTTTCATCTGAGTAAATGATACCACCGATAACATATCTTCTTCTTGGTACCAGGTTCTTGGCAAGTTCCTTGTCATCTTCATCCTTGGAGTTTTTCAATTCTTGGTATTTCTCCATGAATGGGCAAGGTTCATCAAAAGTAGCCGGAGATATAACTCCTCCCAAATTGCCACCCAGGTAGAATTGAATAATTTCGATACCCAATTCTTGGTCATCACCCGGAGATTTAATTCTCATCCTCAGAGTTCCCTCTTTTGGATATACTAACCCACTACCATTTCCCTTGGATTCTAGCTGTTTCTTTCTAGCTAGCATCTTTTCTTTTGTAGAAAGTCCCTCTGATGAAACTTTCTTTTTCTTCTTGTCTTTTATCATAATGATTAGTTTTAATTATTCGGTTCTGAGTAAACTACTTCGTTCATACTCAATACGGTAAGAACGTTTTTCTCTAAGATCTTTTGAAGAGCAGGAGATAATTTATCTGTTTCGAATTCAAGTTCTTTACCCGCATACAAACCATAGGTAACTATCCTACCTATGCCCACCAATTCCCGATAGGTTTTATATTCTTCTGTAATCTCCCCACTCTTTACTACAACTCCTTTACGAGGAACTCCCTCTTTTACTTGTTCAGGGATAATCAAACCCGATTTAGTTTGGTTTACCTCCTTTGGAGATAAAATAAGTACCCGGTTTTCTGTAGGGCATCCAGGTAATTCTTGATTAAATTTCTCAGCCACAAGAGGTGAGATAAATGTCATTGAATAATTCATATTCTGATACTGTTTTTAAAAGTTAGTAATTATTTATAGTTCAATAGGTTAACCCTTTCTTAGGTTCGCATTAATAGTTCTTAATATATTTTCGCGTGACTCATAACATTTACAGATAGTTATGAACTTATTTGCTTTTTCTACAGCTTTTAAATACCTTTCATTGATAGAAGAGTATTTCTTGTTAAGGTTTGCCTTATGAGATACATATTCGTTATTCCATCTTTCATTAGCATCCTTATAATATAACCAGGCATTCGAATAAGCTTCTTCTTTTTCCCTTGCTAGAGCATCCCTTTCTTTTATATATTTATCTCTCAAAGAAGCAAGTACATAATAACTAGAAGGAGATTCTCGTAGCTGAGAATTAATGATATTCTCATTGATAGATAATTCCTTTTGTATATCAATCTCAATAAGTTTACCTTCAAATTTAACCTTTAGTTTTTTCAGTTCCGTCTTCATAAACTTCTAATAGGTTTTTAAAGTCTTCTTTACTAAATTCGCCTTTACTTATAGCATTAGATACTTGAGCAAAAGCCATTTGATAAGCTAAACTCATACCAGGCAATCTAAGAAGAGATTTATAGGGACTAATCTTATCTACTAAAGCTCTTAATCGTAAGTCGCATAAGTTATCAGTTCCCCCTCTATCTAGTAATGCTAAAAATGCAGCCCAATAAATATGAGTAGCATCTTCATAAGCAAGTTTCCCATCCTCATCAGTGGCCATTACTTTAAAAGCCATATCCTCTAATGTAGTAAGATTAGTCTGTAATTGATGTAGTTGGGTCTTTACTCGATTGAATAACATCTTTTCTTGTCCACTTACCTTTAAATTCGTAGCATCCAGGTATTTAAACAGATTCTCAATAGAATAACCCAAACATCCTGCAATCATATAGGTAAGGGCAGTTAATTTACTCGCATTTTGATATTCCTCATTTGTTGCCATGGTTTCATAAATTTATTTTATTTATGTGGACATAGTATCCTCTTTCTTCACTTCTGTTGGTGATTTTGGATTTTCTTCATGATGTAAATATCTATTACATCCAGGACATTTTACAAGTTTACAATTTGCAAAGGTATGTGAATCTACTTCTGAATAATCATATTCAAATTCACAATCACAGTATGGGCACTTAGCTCGCCATACTGTGGGTCCGTTCAAAATCTTTTTCATTTTCTTAGTTTTATGTTATTATACCGTAATATTTTATACAATACACCAACTGAGATACCAAATTCTTCTAGTATATCCTTTCTTGGTATACCTTCTATGTACCTAGAAATTAATAATTCTACATTTACCTTACGTTCTCGTTCTTTGCCAACAAAATAGAACCTTTTATCTTCTATACATTGACCCATGTTCATCTTAGCAGTTCCCCAATATAGATTACTTACTCTATTATTTTCAGGGTCATTATCTTTATGGCATACTTGAGGATAATGGTTTGGGTTAGGTATATAAGTGGAAGCCACTAACCTATGTCTATAGAAATTCTTCCGTTTACCATCATCTCCTACTAAAGAGTTAGATAAATAACCATTATCTTTCATAGCAGGTTTTACCAATCTCCAATTACCAGTAAATTTCGAATATAACTTCCCAGTACGGGATATGTAGTAATTACTAAATCCTGGTATATTACCCTTTTCTCGATTCTTCATATTCTCGTTGATATTTATGGATTTCCTTTTTATATAGTTCCATAAATACCTCGGGGGAAGCTGCACTAAAATTACCAATCTTATGGGTTTTAAACTTATGATATTCTTCCATGTACTCTTCTACTGAGAAATCTGGTTGAAGCATCTTTCTATAATCATACCCAGGAATAAAAGGTAATTCTTCTGCCATTGACCTACCAATAGAGAAGGCCATTGACATATCTACATCATCCACTTGAAAACCAAAATATTTCTTAGTACTAGGGTTTCTCAATATATCCCATATTTTAAAAACAGTCCAAGTATTAATATATTCAGGCTTTGAGTAAAAATAGGCTGCATCATGAACAGTTGCTACTTCAAGCATACGAGGTAATTTACCTTGTCTCATTAACCAATAAACAAGGATAGCTCCAAAATTAGTCATATTTGCTGCAGCACCTTGACATGGGAAATTAAGTCCCAAACGGATGGCATAAGCAACTTCTTGTTTATCATTTGAGTATATTTGGGGTAATCTTCTCTTAGTACCAAATAACTGGGTATAATATCCATGCTTACGAAGGAATTTCTCTTGTTTCTCTTTGAACTTAAGTATCTTTGGGTGTTTCTTAAAGAACTCATCCATCTCCTTACGAGCTTCCTCTTTAGTAACTATAATACCAGCTTTTGGGTCTGATAATTTTACTGCTAGCAAAGCATCTCCAATTCCATAGATAAGCCCAAATGCAATTTGCTTAGCTTGTTTTCTTCTAGTCTTCCAAAGCTTATGGTCAGGGTGACTTTCGTCTTCGTATATTTTACTGGCTTCCTCAATTGGAACCCCATATTTTGCTGCTGCTATACCAAGGTGAGGGTCTACGCCCTTTGCAAATGCTTCCAGATAAGTTTCATCACCTGATAAATGAGCCATCATTCTTAACTCTGCCTGTGAGTAGTCGAATGCCATATATAGATAACCTGGAGGAGCTACCAATTGTTTCTTAATATTTGGGTCTACTGTTGTCTTTGGGATCTGCTGCATATTTGGGTCTGCAGAACTAAACCTATTAGAGTCAGTACCATGTATGTTATATCTACCATGTAATCGAGAATCATCTTGTACCTTTTCCCACCACCCATAAATATAAGTCTTATACATTTTCTCTAACCCTCTTAGTTCGAGAAGTTTATCCAAGAATATTGCCTTTGGTGAATCGGGTTTTTTAACTGTTAACCTTAAGTTAGTTAGGGTTTCTTCATCTGTACTTGGTTTACCAGAATCATTATCTTTAATTACATCGAAATGGAATCCATCCTCTGAATACATTAGCTTAGGCAAATCAACTGGGCTACCAAGGTTAATGGGTCTTATTAATTCCTGTTCCTTTTTAGTTGTGAATATACCTGCCTTGATATTCGATATTTTCTGTTCCCTTAATGCAATCTTTCGTTTGTCTTTTGGGTCATTATAATCTAACTCCTCAAGTTCAGCTTCGATAGATTGAATATACTTATCAATCTTTTCTTGGTTGTACTTCTTTTCGAATTTTTTTACTCTTGGCAAGTCATATATTGCTTGTCTAGCAGCATCTATTTTTGGTTTATATTCTTCCAGAAGCTTTTTATTGAACTCAGTATCTAGATATAATCCCTCTTTCTCTACTGAGGTGAGTACTCGTGAATTACACATAAATAAATTACGGAATACCGAATACATACCCAAATCAATCAACTTCTTTTCAAAGAATAACATTAACCTAAGAGTATAATCCGTATCTTGACAACCGTAATGGCAAAGTGGGTCTAATTCCTTTTTATCCCATGGTATCTTATCAAAGGCATCTTGCTTTTCATAATTACCATACTCTGGTAAATACCTTCTTACCATTGACTTTAAGTCATGAGGTTTTTCCTCGTTGAGAACATATTTAGCAAGCATCCCATCTAAACATGTACCTCTGTAGAATATATGATACTTCTGGTTTACCTGGTCGTCAAATTTCCAGTTCCATGCAACCTTAGTTATCTCATAATTCTCAATTACTTCTTCCCCAAATTTCCTTAACATCTTTTTCCAATTCCAACCTGGTGAAGTATAAGCTTTTGTTTCGAAATGGTCTAAAGGGATGGAAGCACCAAACCCAGGCATCCAAGATACAGAGAGAATTGTAGGTTTAAAACTCTTATTATAAATAGGTTCGGCATTCGTTTCATAGTCACAGCAAGCATAACCCGTAGCTTTACAACAAGCAATAAGTTTCTTAAGCTCTTTCTTGTTCTTTATAATATGATACCGTGTTTCCATATTTTAAAATAGAAAAAGGGACATACCCACCTATAGTAGATACATCCCTCATTATTAATATTTCTCTTGTAAGTCTTCCAGATTAGATGCTAATGCTAACCAATCTTTCTTATAAGCATGAAGAGAATCAATGGTATGATACAAGTAGCCAGGTTTAACTCCAACCTCTTTAGCTACATATTCCATAAGTTTCCATGCAAGGTATACATCATTACCAAAATGAGTAACAAAATCTGAACTCCTTTGATGATAGCAAATATGTAATACCTTCTCTCCTTTACCATTCTGACGGATAAGGAAGTCATAATACATAGAGCAGGGTATACGTCTACTACCATCATACCAATCTTTATCTAATCCGTCCATATCACCATTGAATATTGGTAATACTGCTTTACGAGTGTCATTATCGTCCTTCAATAATCTTATCAATGGTTTAATAACATGGATGATTCTCTCATTATAGGTATAATCAAATTTACCATTTACCAAGAACTGTTCCCATAAATCTTTTCTTAATTCCCAAGCTTTACCTGGATTAATTATATCAGAGGTATCAACCCTTTCTTGGAACTCAGCATCTGCCCATTCTCTTGAATGAGAGAATACGAATAACCATACCGAGTCTCCCAATGAAGTTAAGCAATATTGTTGGCAAATGAGTTCTTTAGTAATAAAATCCTCATTACCTTCAATCACTTTATTCTGATAGGTCTTTGGTTTTACAGTTTGACCATAACTGTTGAGTTCTCTGCCCATTTCGGACATTAACTCAAAACTGTTAGAATATATCCTCATATAATATAAATATTTAATTGTATGACATTGTAGAACTAACCCAGGTCATATGCCAGTAGCGATATACAAAATTATCAAAATCCTCTACCTCTTGTAGTAAGAGAGGAATATTCGGTTCCCCTCCGTTCTTTTTAATCTCAAAAACCTGGTAATAGAATTTGTTTACTAATCCTATACGCTTCTGATTTAAAAATTCCTTAGCTTCCATTGTTCTTCTGTTTTAATAAAAGTTTCTTTTTATAAGCTTTACGTTGAGAGTAAGAGATTACATTCTCGGGATATTCTATATCCTCGTATTCAAGAAGTAATTCTTTTGCTTTCATTGATTTATATGTTTCTTCATATAAATCTGGTCTGAGCACTTTAAAACTTCTAAAGAATACCTTGAATGAAGAGAATTCCTTCTCTGTACCCTTTTGGAATTTCTTCCATATCTCTTTTATTCTCTTATTCCAAGCATTCTCTTCTGCCCCCTTAAGTACCTTCTTCAAAGGTTTATGGGTATGATACATTAGAAGTGTCTCCACATTTCCGTACATTTGAGTCGCAAATAGGTTGATTTGTACTGACTGGTCCGGCCCATATACGTACTCTGACATTCGTTGAATTAATAGGAAATCGAATATTAACCTCTTGGTAATCTCCGAAGCCCGAACTACCATTGTAATAACTGGGATGTCTTCCCCGAATCGTTTTGAAAAAGTCGCAGCTATTAGACATTGTTTACCGTTATCATGGTGATTGTTAAACATATAAGTTATATTGTAATTCTGATTATACTTATTTCTCAGTACTCTCAGTTTACTACGCAACAAGTCAAGCTTATTAAAGTCTATGTAGTTATTCAATAAGCTAGTCCACTTAGTTTCTTTATAATTGAAACATCTCCCATAATCAAATTCTGGGTCTACCCAGGCATTGCGTATCTTTATGAATACGTTATACACTACTGCTACCCCACTATTGGCAATAGCCCCCTTTGCAAATAAAGCAGGCTCTAATCTTAGGAATCCCTCATTGAGTTTTTCCCATGCCTCTTGTGAAGTAGCAAATTCTAACGAATGGAGGGACTCCTCCGGATTAAGTTGAAGTCCCTCTAATTTATGGTTCCATCCTGACATGCTAGTAATTAGTATTTTGTCTCCATAAATTGAGACGTTGTTTTTTAAAGAATAAACTAAATAATCCACAAGGAGTAAACCCATTCATGGCTAAAAATCCCATATAGAGATAGAATGACTTTACCAAAGATTCCTGAAAATCTATTTCTTTGGTCATCACTTGAGTTTGTTTCCAGGGTCTACATTTAAGGAAGTTCCTTGCTTTATTAAGTTCATATATTACTTCCCATAAATATAGCTTCTCATTTTCATGAGATATCTCGCTCATTTCATGAAAACCTGGGGTATAAGAAACTATCTTATCATATTCTGCTCTATCTTCTCTTGCCCAATCAGTTGGACTTAGTATAGGGTATTTCCTTACACTTCGATGGTCTGGGTACTTGATGAGTAAGTCTTTGACTCCAATTGCCATTACCTCAAATAAACTCTTTGCATCTTGGTATTTTAATATATCTTCTGGCAATATATTAGAATACAAAAGCAAAGTAAAGAAGAATCCCAAGGCATCTGCTTGTTCCTCATTTGCATTTGCTAGATGATTTAATACCTGAGTATATTCCTCTGAGGTTAAACAATCATTATTCCATCCATAATCACGATATATAGATACTACTTCATCGGTAGATTCGAATCCTTCAGTTAACTCTTCAATAACTCTACCAATAAAATCCTTTAGAATAACTTGGCTCTTTGGATTATTTATATCTAATGGGTAATCTGGTAGCTTTTCTATGGATTTATACCCAGAGAATTGCTCTATCCCAAGAACATACATTTCTTGTAATATCCGTGCCTCAGTTTCTTCTACCTGAGGCACTTGTTCATTTATATTCCTGATGTCCATGATTATTTACTTCCTGATGAACCAAAACCATTCCCTCCTCTACTTCCCCACATCTGGGATTCAGTATAAAATTCCTCTTGTTGAATCTCTTCTGGTTCAGTAATATAGATAGGTACATGAATAAATTGTACCAGCTTCTGGCCAGCCTCAATAACCTTTGCTTCTTGAGAAGTGTTGTATACTCCAAGGTGTATCTCTCCAACATAGGGAGAATCTACTATCTCGGCAGTAAAGATTAACCCTTTCTTAGTAGCTATACCAGATTTGTTTGCTGCCATTAACATAGATGCAGGAGGTTCTAGCAAACTTTTGATACCTGATGGGATAAGTATACGATGACCTGGTTTTAAAGCTATATGCCTTACGAATGATTCACTAAAGGGTATATCCAAATCATATCCTCCTGAATCAAATTCATTCTTAGAGTGGATATCCTCTGAAGTCAAGTTGGTTGGTACATAAAAATCTAACCCAGCATCATTTGGGTTTGCTCTGTTGGGAGATACTACCTCCCTTACTTTGATAAATCTGAATCTGTTCATAATATATTGCATTTACGTAAAAGTTGTCCAAAGGTTAATTTCTCGGGTCTAGAAACATGTACTCCCAATGAATTACACATTCTGATTACATCGGTAGAACCTTCCATACACAAATTAGCAAGTACATCACTTTGCTTTACAAAATAATTTGGGTTGTTAAGGTATATCTTGAACATAGCCCATATCATCTCTATTGGTTTCATTATTTAATACACTCTTTATAAAGTTCTCTAATACGTTTTCTGGGTACTTCGAATTTCTCAACTGTCTTTGAGATAATTTTTTTTCTGTCTTTCCCTTTCCGAATCAAGCCTCGGATGTATTTCTTGATACCAACCGTATCTTCTAATACATCCAAATCCTTGTATTGATTCTTCTGTTCTAGCTCTTTCCTTGTGATATTCAAGTTCTGAGACATCTTGAATGCACATAATTCTGAGTCTCCGCATAGCTTACACTCTTTAGTTGATAGGTCATACCCAATACCGAAGCAAGGGTCTCCATTAGTTCCCAGAGTACTAACATCTATGGGAGTAAGGATATCTTGCTTCGATAAGTCAGGAAGTTGTTTCTTTTTCTTAGCCATTATATGTCTTTTTTACGTTTATAATAAATGTATATCTCACTGTTATCTTCTATGGGAACATAGGAATAACCGATGTTATTAATAAATAGTTCCCTAAGTTTATATAATTCTTGGTATGAATTTCTATCATGGCTCTCTTGACATACTTTGACTACCATACCATTACTCCAGTACAAACAAAAGAAATGAGTAAAGCATTCGGGAGTATTTTGAAAAGTTTCCAAGCTTGATATCCATATCAAATCTCTACAGTTGAATACATGTTTAGGATTATGTACCTCCCCAACAACAAGAGATTTAAACCATTCCCTAATCTTCTTCATCATAAGTGTAATTAATGTGTTTACAATTGGGACAGACCCATTCTTTGAAATGCCATCCCTTAATTTCCAAATCCTTTTTATGAAAACGTTTCTTACATGAATGACATTGATAGCCATCCTTAGAAAGTATGAAGTCTAAAGCGAGTATTATTATCATAATAACAACCGCTGTAATTAAAATATATTTCTCCATCACTGAAAGCCTTTGATTTTCTTTTTAGTGTTATTGGGTTTCCTTAAAAGTACCCAGCAATAAATACCGGATGCAGAGATTTGGATTATCTTCCAACCATCTGATAATAGAGTAGTTAGTTTAGTATCATCTTCATCTCTGATACATATTAGTTTATCATTATTCATAATGCCTATATGCTTATTAATTGTAATCTTCTTTTCCTCCTACGGAGAAAAAGTAAATACTCATAGTACTTCTAGTTAACTCTTAATAAGGCTATGGTTAGGATGTTTCTTCCATAGCTTATCTAACAGTATTACTTTCAATTCTTGTCTCTGATAATATTGCTTTCTATGCTTACCATGCCTATCTAAATAAGGGCCAGGATAATGAAGGTCATCCAGGTATACTTTCTTTTTCGATTTATCGGTTCTTACCAAACGACCAAGAAACTGAATAGATTTTTCCTGACTATCCATGCTTGCTGCATTAAGTAAATACCTAAGCTTAGGAAAGTTTTTACCTCGAGCAATGATTGTAGTTGATACCAGGATATCTATTTTGCCTTCCCTAAAATCCTTCATTATTTGTTGTCTTAACTTAGAAGGAGTATTAACATGCACATAGGCAATATTATAGGCATCGCCCAGTTTCTTTTTAAAGAATTTATATAGATTTTCACAATGTGCAATATGCTTGCAAACTACGAGAGCAGGGTATCTGCCTTGATTAAGGTTCCATAGTAATCTATTATAAGCCATTAACCAAGCTGTATAACAATTGGTGATTGAATCATCGTATATTTCCTTATAGGAAATACAATCAGATTCCCAATTACCATACCAGGGTTTACCAGGTACCATCTTTACAACGGTTTTTGTTGAGTAACCCTTTTTGATAGAATCCTTAAGTTTAAACTCGGCAATCACTTTACCAAAGAAACATTCAAGGTTCATATTCTTAACCCTATCCTTAGCAAGCTTACTCATATAAATCGTACCAGATAATCCTATACGAATTCTGGTATTAAATAACCGAGTGATTACATTCTGATATTGCTTACTACCTCCTTGGTCAGCCTCATCTATAAGTACCATATCTATTTGAGATAATTCCTTTTGATAGAATCTCATATTTCTCGAAATAGATTGAACCATACCTATAGTAAAGTTACTCCAGTTTAAAACCTTGCCTTGAACAAAAGTGATATCTTCTCCGGGAAGATATTGCTTAAATTCTTCTCTAGCTTGATTTAACCAATCCGAATCATTAGTTATTAGCAAAGTCTTTAACTGCTTCTTATAGGATAAATATAAAGACGACATGATAAGTGTTTTACCTGCATTAACAGTGTAATCTAATACGCCAATATGAAAAGGTGTATTCCCTATCTTATTATTGATAACTGCCTTAACAGCTTTCTCTTGCTCTGGTCTTAATTTATATTTGCCTATATTCGTAACTACTTTACTGACTTTAGGTAAAGGTTGTCTCATATCTACAACTTTAGGTTTAATCCCCATCTCAATACACATATCGTATACTTTGGGAAGTAAACCTATTTTAAATTGCCCAGTCTTGGTGATGTAATGAATCTTACCGTCCCAATTCTGCATACCTCTTTGCCTTGTACGTAAGTAGAAAGCATTTGGATGTCGAATAGCGAACTCATTATAAAGTTTTTGTGCGAACTTAAGAGGTAAGTCGAGTTCGCACATATTCCCATTCTGTATGATTATCCTACTCATTTGATAATTACCGTTACACCCTTAGTAGATTTATCCATACCCATTGCTTCCTTGAGAAGTTTAATATGATGCTCCTCATCCGCAATCAATTTCTCAAGGAAATAATTCACGTCATCGTAATCTGGGCGTTCTTCGTATTGAGCAATTGCTCTTTGAATTTTCTTGTAGTGACCAATAGTTTCTATCTCGGAATTCAAAGCAATCTTTAAAGCTTGTTCCCAAGTAGAACCAATCTCAATCGTAGGATTAATATTCATGGTAGAGTAATCCTCATAGGGATCTGCCTTTTGTAAAAAGTCCGATATCTTATCAAGGTGTCTCATCTCTACCAAACCAATACCCAACATCAATTCTGATATTTCTTCAAATCTAGAAGACTGTTGGGTATACATAATGATGGCACTTAGTTCTGAGAACTTGGCATTCTTCCAAATCACATAGAACATATTAATTATCTCATCAGGCCATGGTTCGATATCCTTAAAATCTGGATAATCCACGGATTGGTCTGAATACTTGAGGACATCTATAAAAGCATTAGCTGCATCCTCTACTCTGTTTCCGAAAAATTGTAAACCTTTCATATCATTTTCTTATTTTATCCCAAAGGGAACCTTCAACTTCTGGTTCACCTTCAAGTAGTTGTTTATTCTTATATTTATATAAATACTTATTGTATCTTTCAATTGCTTTATCCGTATACATTTGTGCAATATCCGGTAACCCATTGCACCATGCAAGAGATTCAAACTGAGCATCGATGAAGGTCTTATAATTCCAGCCCTCCTCTTTTAGGAATTCACCTACCTTTGCAAAGTGTACATACTTCTCGGGTTGATTTTCATAAGACTCATATATACCAGTTGCCTTAGCAATCTTACCTATGAAATAATCATGTATCTCTTTAGTAAGTTCTAAATCTGAATGTTGTAATTCTATCTCAGCATCTATCTGATTAGTAATGTTCTCCTGCATGGATAATAACCTTTGCATAACATTACGATAATCAGTCATCCTCTTTAACCCAGTCTCAATGTATTTAATAAAACCTTCCCGGGTATCAAATTTGAAATCTTCACAGAAGTTATTACATACTTCTGCAAGCTTTTTACAATTTGCCCATTCCCGAGAATTACTTTCATTTATTTTACGAACCCCTCTATGCTTTAACTTTATACGAGTTGCATATAAAATATCAGCAACAAGGGCAGCATCCCCCTTAGATGCTAGTAAAATGTTATTAACTCGCTTAGTATTCTTATTGTTAGAAACTAAGACTGCTCTATGATTTATTGCCTCCTTTCGAGCAATAACAAAAAAAGCCTCAACTGGGAAATTATCTACCTCTAGGGTATTTAATATTTCCTCAAATTGAGACTTAGTTATATGGATAGATGGTTCACGCATAAATATATTATTTTATAATATAATAGGAACTCCCTATTTCAATGAGTTTCTGATTGATATCAATTCTTGATAACTTTGGTACCTGGTAGCATATACTAGCTTAAGTGTCTGACTTCTCCCTAAATCATTTACGTCTTTTCCGTCTGGTAAAAACACCACCTTGACTTTTTTATATGCAACAAGCTTGAGAGCCAAGTTGATGGCATATTCTTTTGCGTCTGGGTCCAACAATATAATAAATCTTTCGCATTGGGATTTAAGTAACTCATTGACTTGGAATGCAGATATAGCTTTGCCCATTGTGGCAATTGCTCTATCCCCAATTGTGAGAGCATTAAGTGCCCCTTCGCAAATGAATACCGACCGATACATCTCCAACGCATCATGATTAAAGATGATAAATTGTTTTCCCAAACCGGTGATGTCTTTGTCTGGGTTATTATATCTGGGTCCTTTGCCAATAACATTTCGAGCATTGTAATATCTAAGTTGGCCTTTGTAATAAAAGGGTATAATGAGGTACCCATACGTTGAGCCGCTTGTTCCATAGCCGATACCGTATCTTGAAAACTTCTCGAGGCTAAATCCGCGTTTCTTGATATATCCCCGAATGCTTTTTGCAAGTTGGCTATCCCCGAGCGAAATGTTTCTAAATCCCTCAGGGAGATATACTGGCTTACTTTCGGCAAGTTCGATTTTCTCTTCCTTAAACTGTAGTTCATCAAATTGGCCATTGTTCAAAAAATTAATTAGTTCATGGTACTCAGTAAATCCTTCTATATCCATTATTAGTTGAGCAGGAGAAGGATGGGCATTACATCTAAAACAATTGGTTCTATACATAGAAAGGTTAACTCCCAACTTATGTTCTCTCCCACAATAGGGGCAAGTTGGTATACGCATCCAGCCATGCCGGTAATCGTAACCTCCCAATCGTTTAATAAAGTATGTCCTTAGTCTAGATTTAAACTGATTGGTTATTTTCATACTCTCTTATAGCTTTCCTAATTACTTTTCGAAGTTTCTTTAAATCCTCTAAATCTAAATCATTGATACAAGTTGTTTGCCAACCATTATGAGATATTTCTAAAGCTAATCCATCAGTCCATCTGTCTTTTACTACTTCTACATTTTTAGTTCTCATTCCTCTTTTTCTTTTTACCACAGATTCTACAATAGGTTCTCGTACAATACTTATTATAATACTGAGCCCTCTTTCTACCTCCTTTGTGTGAAAATATAGCTCTTCGAGGTTTCTGTCGGGTTTCCCACCAATGCTCGGTTACCCAATCATGAATACCGAGTTTGCATTTATATATCTCCAGTTGTCCTTTCCCTTTTCTTGGAATCAGCATCATTATTACCTTTCTTAAAAGATTCTTCAAGTTTCTTACCATATACTTCATCATAATTCTTTCGTTGTTCTCTAGTAAATTCGGTACACCGTTGAGTTTCTGTAGAGCATTTAAAAAGAGCTCTACCTGATGGTAGACCATCCCTTTGAACCACTATCTCGGCCCTTAATATATCATCCCTTTCTTCTTGTTCTGTAGCATTTAACCCCATAATTACTTGAGCATTTCTTACTATGGCTATAGAACCAGATATATCATTTTCATCATATCTGGTTTTTCTATGTTTTTTACCCTCTCTAGTAATATGATGTGCAGTCCAGATTATATCAAGTTTCATTTCTTCGGCTAAGTTACTCAAGTCTATATATACATTAGATATCCTTTCGAAATCTTCTCTATCACCCGCTATTGATGCAAGCTTACCAGCGTAGTCAACCATAAGAACTTTAATATCAATTCCTTGATTACGAAGCTGAATTATCTTTTCCCTTATATAAGTGGTATTAGTAATCATTGCTGGTACACGCTCAACCACTAATTCAACTCCAAACCTTGCAAGTTTCCTTAAATGCTTTGCCTCAAGTTTATCATATTCACCCGAGTATAATTCCTTCTTAGTTTTATTAATACTTGATTGAATGAAACGGTCCATAATTTGTTCTTGACCATTTTCTGTATCAATATATAATACAGACTTCTTCATTCTAAGATAACCTCTTGCAAGATTTACCATGAAGAATGTTTTCTTTGCTTTAGGTTTATCCAATATCACATTAACCGAATGTTCTGGATAACCTCCTGCATTGGTTAAATCATTCAATTGCCTAAATGGGCATGGTAATACTGAAGGTTCTGATTGCCTTCTAAACTGTCTCTCGGTAATATCTCGAATCATATATAGGGGTTCATCCTCTTTCTTAGGTTTACTTTTCTGAAGTACCTTTTCAATCTTCCTCGAATATTCTTCGTATTGTTCGAAGTTATCCAAATCAAAAGAATCATTTAAGTTCTTCATCTCAACATAGGTAGAGAACTGATATATCTTTTCTTTTATGTAATCAGAATCCGATAGTGGTATATGATAGAGATTACTTATTAGTTTATTGATATTAGGTATATCATCCTTAGTTACCAAATCCACATAGGTTTTGGATTCTAGTAACTCTTTTAATACTTCCTTTAAGATATTCTCGGAGGGCATTCTGCCTTGCTTCTTAAAATATTTTGATATACCTTCGAAGATAAGGGAGTGTTCTATGAGAACCAGGTAATTGGATTTAATCCTTTTGAGTACTAATCCCCCTTCCTTATCTTTTAAAACAAACCTGAGTATCTCGAATTGAAACTCGGGAGAAAAACTGAACTTGATATTGTCTTTAAATTTCTTCATATCTATATTGCAATATTATATAAACTAATAGATTTTGATAGTACCGAGATAGTTCTGAGCATGTTGACATCTATCTAGAAACTACTAATCCACTACCTTAAGCTCCAGATTATTTAATATTATTATTTTATATAAGAAAAAATACTTATATTTGCATAACGAATATTTAAAAACATGGGAAAAAGTAAAGGAAATAATGGCTCAGAGCTTCATAGATTAAAACCTATGCAGGAATATGATGAAGCTACATTCAACAGACTTTATAAAGTCTGTAAGCCAGTAATCAGAAATCTTACCCGTCAGGTTGATTATAAACGGTTTAATCTTACACCGGATATTATCCAATCTTATTTCTGGGATAAGATGTTATTTGTTTTCAACAAATACTATGGTGAATGTACTGAAGAACATCTTAAAGCAAGAATCCTTGCATCACTTAGTACATTCAAAAACAAATTGCTTCGTTCTGCATACGGAGAACAAGCAGAGTATAATCAAAGCCTCTTTAAACTTGATGACTTATTCGACAATGACAAAGAATTAGAGGATGATACCGAAGAAGAGAAAGCTAAATCAGAAATGCTTGATATGATGTATACTTATATGAAGGATAAGCTTTCTCCAGATGCCTATCTTTTGTTTGAGGTATTAATTACTCCTCCCCCTTTTATCAAGGAAAGGCTTGAAAATAGTACTCGAATAACTAATATAATGCTTATCGAATTTTTCGAAATGCCTAAGACTAATGAATCTATGAGATATATATCAGAACTTAGACAAGATATACAATATTGGGAAGACCGAGCTAAAGAAGAACTTAAATACTAAACACAAAAGAAAAGGGACGTTTCCCAACGTCCCTTTCCCAATTGATTTTTACTATGCAAAACACAGATTGTAAACGAATGTTTACTCTTAAACAATACAAATAGTACACATGAGTTTTAATACTACTAAATAACTAATAACAACTTTATGATGATATTTTTTGGATATATCGTAATGTAATAGTCGGTGGCAATTTTTCAATATCCAAAGTTTCTACCGAAGTTTCTTGTAAGAAAGATTCCCCTAATAGGTTCCAGCTTACTACGATAGCACCATCTTGAATACCCTTGGTAGGAGTTCCTCTACCGAAATCTCCATTCAATCCCGTCTCCCTATTAAAGAAAGATTGAGGACGAACGTTCTCCCAGTTATTGGCATTATCTTGTTTACCTTTAGATACACCAAGAGCATGCCTATGCTTAGGAAGGTCATCGCCTTTAATTGAGATTAGGAAGTTGCCTTTAGTTGGAGTATAGTAATCTCCGACATTCTGTAACATTACTTCATCCCCAATTTGAACACCTCCAGCTTGGTAACCAATAACTATTCTACCAGCTGCCTTAGTATATTCTGCCCAACCATCTGGTATTACATCGGTTTCCCAAAGAATGATAGAACCGATTGGTAAATTAGCAGTACTCAGAGATTCAGAGAATTCTTTTCGGATAGCCTCAATTTGACTATCGATGTATTGCTTGATATTTAACTTAGTACCAGATTCATCTACTACTGGGAAGCCTGAATTTATCTGTTCTACTCTTTTCACTGATTCTTTCATCATACTCTGAGCAGCAGTAGTATAAGTTATTTCTTGGAACTTACCCTGATAGGGTACGATAGCAAAGTTCTCATTTCGTTTGGTCATTGCATCAGTACCCTTACCATATACTCCGATAAGAACAACGGAAGTTTTATTATTAGAGTAATAAGGGCAAGCACTCTCTACCATCTCTAGAAGATTGCTATAGGTCATACCGTAATTAGAATATACATCATTATTAATGATATCCGGTGTACGATTCTCTTCGGCAATCGGATAATAAATATCCAGAGACTTTTTAAACAAGGTGTAGAAGCTTTCGGAGGATTCATTCCAATAAGCTACAAAGTCTACTGGATTATCTACTGGTTCAGAAATAGTAGTATGTACTGCAAAGAGTAATACTTCATCGGTGGACCCTTGGGTACCTTGGATGTTCTCAATAGTAATCGTTTGTTCATCAGATATAAATACATACCCATCCCTTGAAATACACCCAAAGTTTACATCTGGCAATTCTCCATCTTCTGAAGCCTTTGCCATATACCTTGCCATAATCCTATCCTTGATTACATTGGTATACTTACTTCCAGCAACTCCCTGAGGAGATACCACTAACTTGTTACCATTTATGGTAGCTGAGCCAAATCCACAGAATGGTCCTAAACCAGAAGGAGCAGCAATTGCCTCTGCTGCTTCCTTTGATTTAATAATACCTTCATACTTAAAGTACGTCTTCATTGTCCTTAGTATTTTTAAATTGATTCTTTTGTTCTGACATATCTTTAAATGCTTCACCTACATCCTTGAACTTGAGGGTTAACAATTTAAAGAGTATTCTCCATATACTGTACCGTTTCTTAATACCATGTATTTCACAGATGTGTCCATATATACTATCCACTTCGAAACAGTAGCATATTACCATAACCGTTATTGATACCACTATTGGGTTCATCCCATATGGTTCTCCAATAGCTTTACCAAGTACAGCACCAAGTATAACATAGCAGATATAGTCTACTATCTTGTTTAGAGTTCTTCTTCCAGCTCTAGATTTTCGAATTTCGATTTTCTGTAACCTACTTGCAGATAACCCAAACCATAAGTCTGATAGGATTAGAATTATTGCAAGGATTATCATCCATCTCAAATCATACAAGATTTGTGTACACTCTCCCAATATACCCACAGTGAATGTCTTGAACAGAGATTGAGTAGTAGTCTCTGTTACATTGTCTATTGCACTCTTTATCATACTTCTTCAATTTTCCACATTTGATTACTATAAGTGGTAATGGTAAATGTCTTCTCAGAAGTGTCATTTGATTCCCATTCCAACTTTTGAGGATTAACGCTTAATGAGTCAGCATCTACTACCGTAAACTTAGCCCGTACCGAAGTATCGGCAACTGATTCAAAAATGTATTCTCCAGCGGTAGCCGTAGTAAATTCATATCCGGCTCCACCAGCATCAAAAGTAGTTACTTTGCCAACTTGTCTAACTCTACTATCGAATTCAGCTTTATTAGAACTACACCTAATTAAACAATATACTTGTTTAATGGTACCCTTTAATTCGGCATAACTTGGGTCAACGGTTAATTCTATAATAGTAGGGTAATCTTCCAATATTACTTGACACCTTAATGAAGAACCATCATCTGCCACAAAAGTATAAGTACCTGCTTTAGTTAATACAATCTCGGATTCAAGATTATAGGTTTCCCCAGTTTCATCACAAGTTGCAGTACCACTTACATTGACCCCGTTTTTCATTTCTTCAATTCTAAATTTACAAGCTGATACTTCATCCAATAACTGATATACTGCATAAGTATCATCAATTTGGCTTTCGGGTAATGACCAGTTAGGTTCTTTCCACTTTGAATCTGAAGGATCTGAAGGAACTATCTTTAACTTGTTCTGATATACTACTGGAGAGTTATTAACTACCAGAGTAGTCTTAGCAGTAGGATAAGCTACTGACTGGAAGGTATAAGTCCCTGCCCTATTTGCAGTATATACATATCCATTCTGAGCATCAAAGGTTTCTCCAGTTTCAATTACCCTTACTCTATAATTATCACCATTACCAGAGATATGTTGTATCTTTACGGTAGTCTTGGCAGAGCCATTGAATAATGTAACTGTTGGTGGGCTAACCGTAATTCTATATACTGCAGTCTTACCAGATACTACTTCGAATATACCTACACCTTCATCTGTTTCCCTTTTATCCAGTGTACATTTAAACTTATAAGTACCATAACTATTAGCAGTAAACTTATCCCCGTTCTTAAACAACTTAGTATCACCAATTAGCTTACAGTATAGTTCACCAGTAAATGATTCTTTATAATTAGATTCAATGGTAAGAGTAGTGGTAGCATCTTTAATACTTTGCTTATCCCCAACTCTAAATTCAGAAGGTGTACATCTTACCTTATATGTAACCTCTTCTCGAGTTACGACAAAAGAAGTTTGCTTCACTGGGAACTCTACTACCTCGAATATATAGGTACCTGGTTCGGAAAACTCCCAAGTTGAACCAGAGACTTTCACTATATCCGTACCAGATAATCGTACATTACAAGTTTTCACTGTACCCTTATAAGATACATTTGCCCTTACTACTGTACTTACTTTTAGGTTAGTAGGAGTTATCTTTCCAGTAATTGGGTCGCAAGTAATAGAATATACTCGATTATAGGATTCTTGATTAACGGTGATTTGGGTTACCTTAGTAGGGTCTCCCACACTTCTAAAATAATAAGTACCTGCCCTGGGTATGTTAAAGATAGAACCACTTTCATGTTTGGTGTAACCCCAGTTTACGTTATCACTAGATATCTGGTACCTTAAGTCAGCATTTACCCAATCTGAAGTTACTGTTACCTTCACTGGTACTTCATATACTTCAGAAGTAATCAAATTGGGTTGGTCTGGATTTACTAACTCGGCTTTAATAGTATACCCATCATTTACGGTAAACCCATATTGAATATTGAAAGATACATGATAGGGTATGAACCTTTTAAAGAAAGCCTCTACAGCTTCTCTAAATTTTCTAAAAGCTGCCGAGTTCGAAGTATATCCATGACCTGTAAGTCTAAAGGTTACTGGTATACACTGAGAACAATCAAAAGTATTATCGTAAGTATACTTATCGTCATACTGATAGTATTGGTCAAAGTGTGGATTGCCTTTTACCCAACCATCATAGCTATCTGCTTTTGCAGGGTCTGTTACTACGCAGGTTAATCCATACAACCTCATCATTATCTCGAAGAACTCAGAGGTGCCTCTTATTTTAAAAAGAGATATTGAGTACTTCAATATGTTTCTTACTTGAGTACTGGTTAATGTAAGGGGTCCTTCCTTTGGGATTATCCAAAGCTTTGATAGTTCTTGGAGTTTACTATCAGAGTAGAACCCATTAAAGTACTCTGCCCATTTCTGTGCATCTATAGTGTTCCCATAAGCAAAGGGCATTTCTCCAAGAAATTGCCAAAGGAAATTGAGGTACATATCTGGTGCCTTATCTATATCAATAATATCCAGAATGTTCTCAATGTCCTTCGTAATATAATCTTCAAAATGCTCTCCACAAATTTCTAGAAACCTCTCTAAGATGCCTTTGCCATTTACCTTATAAGTGTCTTGGTCCTTATATTCGAATGGTAAAAAATCAATTAGATTTTTAAGGTTCACCATTTTTATACGATTTCATTTACTGTTAATGTTAATTGTGAAGCATTCTCGAATACTGGCAAATTAAAGCCAGGGTCTTCATAATCATGGTTTGGTTCAGATACTGTAATAGAATATCGATAACCTGATTGATAGCTATTGTTTTGGATATCCAATGAGAAATCAAAACCATTAGCTTTATCTATAATCTGAATAGAGCTACCGACTGAGCCAGTAGTTACATAACCATTCGATACTGAACGTACTGTAAAAGTAGTTGAGGAATTGAAGGTTATGTAGTAAGTCATAGAACCCTTTGCCTTGTTCAATTTAAATTGGCCAAGGTTTAATTCCTTATTACCATAAATGGTAGTAGGCCAGGGTTTAATATAGAACTTAGTAAGGTGAAGGTAATCTACGGTTGATAGATTATCTATCAGGGCATAGATATCTGATACTCTTACGCTTCCTCCTATTTGAGCTTGCTCCAGAGAATAGGCATTATATAAAGCCGTAAGAATTTGAGTTTGTATCTCTGGAGTCTTATAAGACTTCTTACCAGTAACTTCCATCTCTAGAATAATCTGAACCTTGCCTGCAGATTTAACCTTTAACCAAGTAGTCATAGGTGCTCTTTGAGATAATAGGTTGTATACCCTATTTATTAATTCAGAAGAAGCAACAGCTCCACCATCAGGACTGATATATACTGTAAGCTTTCTACCACATTCATAATCGGCTTTAGCTTTGTTTACCCCATCAACCAACATAGCCAAACTTTCGAAATCCTCTTTGGTAATTGCTACTCCCAAAGTCTTTACACTCAAAGGTATATGTTCCTTAAGCATTATAAAGTTCTCATAGTTTGAACCACCTCCAGCATCATAAGCATTACTTACTGTAGCATCAGTAATTGAAGAAGAGATTATTGAGGGTACAGAAGTAATGGTATTACTCTTTACATTACCTTGAGTACCATTAGTTAAGTAGAATACTACATTGGTTATTTTTGCACCTGCTGCAGGTTTCTTACCGAAGGTTCCATCCCCAAACATTATGTAAGGGTTAAGAGCTTCATCTACTGAAACCATAAAGTGTTTATCCGTTGGCTTTGATTTTGCAAAGGTATCTACCAATACCCAAGTTTCTCCACCTATCTGTAAAGACATAGAGCCTTGTTCATAGTACTTACCATTTGGCAAGGTACCGAGGTGAATTATTACCCTGTCTCCAGTAGGTATTAGCATATTATTAAGAGCACTTGCAGTATACTTCTCATGTTGAATTATAGGTACTTTACATGTTGTTACATTCGAATACCAAGTTACATCTCTAGCAGATAACCAAGAGTTACCACTGGAATCCGTAAATAGAGTTCCTTGAGGTATGGTTAATTTAGCTCCAATGGAATTACCAGTAATACTTCTTTATAAGATTACATCTACTGTAGCAGCAATCGCTGCTCGAGCATGATAATCTACCAGAGCTCCATGTTTAACTACCGAATCATACCTTCTTGCAGTAGATAGGAAGGTTTCCCTTGCCATATTATCTACATAATAGTGAAGTACTTCGGCAATTGCCGCAAACAATGAGAGGATGATAATTAAGATATTCCCCTCCGAATAATCCGTTATGAGTTTCTGACCCTGAGGGTCTTTAAGCCCCATAAGGGATTCAACCAGCTTGGCCTTAATCTGTTGATAAGACCTCTGGTATGGATTAAGCCATTTATTTGTGATTCCCATATTATTGTGTATTTAATGAATTATCTGACCTATCATAGGTGATATCGAGGTACTGACTAGAATTTGTTCCATTTATTACATAAGCTACTTCTATGTGTATTTTTGCATCAACTCTAGTAACTGTGATATTTTGGAAGGTTATTCTCTGTTCCCATGCACCTATGGCTTGTTTTAAAAACTCTTTAATTATAAAACTTAGGGCTTGTGAGTTTGGTTCCTCAATACATTGCCATAGTTTACTACCAAAGTTTTCCTGTCGAAATCTCTGACCTATCATATAATACAATATAGAACTTATATTATCCCTGATAAGTTTAAAATCCCCGTTTACTGGGTACCAACCTCTTTCCCCATTTTCATTAGTTGTAAGTTGGATAGGATAAGTTACACCTATACCAACTAAGTCTGTAAAGTAATTCTTTTCCATTAGTGTATGCAGGTTTTATCCTCATAATCGTCTACAACGAATTGTGAGAAAGGTTTAGTTATTTGAGTTAAAGTTGGGCCAGAAGAACCTGGCCCAGTAGTTACACCTGAGTGTACATGAGAGTTGAACATACTACGAAGTTGTTCTAGTTCTTGAATAGTTTGATTTAGTTTTTCGGTTAGTTGGGCAATATTGATTAACCCATGATTTTCTCCAGTATTTAATATAATGGTATCACCTGAGGATATATTGATATCTTTATTAGCTGATACTATTACGTTAGATTCAGAATAAACCGATACGTCCCCATTAAAGTAGAGATTTAGTTTCCCATTATCATCGTCTATTATAATGAGGTTACCTTCAGGAGTAACTATCCCCATTTTATTTGGACCGTCTAAGGGTTGGGGTACTTGATTCATACCCCAACCATGGTATTCCCATAATGGTTTAGTAGGGTCACCAAATTCAAAAGTAATGAATACTATATCTCCTACCTTAGGGGCTAAGAACTTAAACCCACTACTTATTGAACCATGTTGGCCTTTCGGTAAAGCCCAAGCAAAGGTACCTCCCATTACTTCTGGTATACATACTTTTACCCTATTCATCTTCTTTTCGGTATCATTATTATCAACAACTATACCTCGGTATATAGAGTAGTATCTTCCAAGACCCTCTAATCCTTCTTCTGTTATTATCTTTGCAGTTTCATAGCCCATAATTACCTCGCTTCCTTATTCTTGATATATTCTTTGAATCTCTTTATGGCTACTTCCATATAATCGAATTTAACCCAATAATCATCAGGTACTTGAATATCTTTGATGGTTATCTTTCCGTTTATTACCTTACCTGAAGAAGTAGTTAAACTACCAGAGCTTACAGCTATACCTTCTGCTTTCTCGATTGGAGTCTTAGCTAATACTTCAGTATAGTAAGCCTTCTTTCGAGCCATCTCATCCCTACGTTTAACATCCAATACGTTTCCTTCCTTATCCATAATACCAGATTCAATGAAATAGGCCACCTCATTGTAAGTCCAACTCAAATCTAATTCATTGATATTACTTAAAGCTTTCTTATCTTTACCCTTAGAGGTTACAGCATTAGCTTTAGCATCATTAGCTACAACCGTTTGAGTAGACAGTCCAGTCTTAGAAGTAGTAGAACCAGCCCTACTCGAATTCTTTACTAACTCTAAATTAGTTACATATCCCTGGCCTGCATCCATAGAGTGTTTACATTGTTTTATATACCAAGGACCAGACCATCGTTTACCAACATTCTCTAATATTAATACCTGAGAAGAGGCTAGTAAGGGTCTTCCAACAACTTGCATCTGACAAACCAGTTTACTCTCTGTATACTTTAAACCACCATTAGCATTAGCATTAGCTGCCCAAGCCCACTTATCTATCCCCCCATATCTACTGAATAGATTATGGTAAAGTTTGTACAGGGGTATCTCAACATTAGCTTTTTTCCAATGTTGAACTTTCACTGTAACGCTATAAATACCCAAACTCTGATTTAATTTGTTTTTATATTTGATAACCGGGGTGTCATCGATCACCATAGTATAAGGGCCTTTCTTTAAAGCCGATATACCTCGATAAACACTTTCTTCATCCTCTAATCCCCAAGCAATAGCTCCACCCTTGGGAGTATGCTCTGGGTCAAAGTCTCTTGGGTCCAGGTCTTCTATGACCATGTATTCCATTTGTTCTTTACCCTCGAAAAGGTATCTTTCATTCTTGAGGATATTGTATATATCTTCATCTAATGTTTCACCATTAACTACATTCTTAAGGGCAGCATTTAAAGCTGCACGCCTATCAGCCGGAAATTCTTCTCTTTGAATGGTTTTATTTATGATACTTCTTACCTGATCTGTACTAAGTTCATTAAGGAATTTTTCCTTACCTTGTCTATAAGCTTCGGCGGGATTAGAAGCAGAATACTCTGCTACATCTTGATTCCATTTGTCATCTACTTGTTTCCTAGCTTCAAATGAAGCTCTTAAGTTAGGGTCAGTCTTTAGGGTATGATTTAACCTCATCTGCCTGATAGTAGGTATATCTTGGGGATTATTCTCTGCTCCATATTTACCTATTGAGGTTTTCCAATTATTATAATAGACCCCATTATTCTCATTAGCTACTATCTCTTGTAATTTTTCAGTATCATCAATCCCAGTACTTAATACTTCTAAATCTTTACTCTCTGGATTAATAGCGGGAGATAGTGTAGCCTTAACTCTCTTAGTTACTTTTTGAGTAGAAAATTGAACACTAAGTACTTCCCCATTCTCTCCCTGATAAGTATAAACAGTTACTGGTTCTTCATGAAATTTCCTATTATGTATATAAATAACATTATCTCTTGAATCTATATACCAAGGGCCATTAGTATAACCTCTCATCTTTTGTTCTAATTGAACTAAGATATTCTTGCCAACTAATCCGAAGTCACTATTGATTAGGGCCTTCAAATCTTCTGGCATAGCCACTTCTGCTACTCCACTGTACCTATTAGCATAAAGCACCTTTCCAGTAGTAGTACGAGTATTCTCTGTAGGTACCTGTAGTGACTCATATACTTTATTACTTATTATTCGTTGTTCCATTACTGAAAGATTTCTATGATTACACCTACACCATTATCACAACCACCATCTAAATAGGAAGATAAACTATTCTCTGAAGCTTCAGAGAAATTATATGGTGGCTGATATCTTAAATCACCAATAGAGTCTATACACTTGATAGTTACATGGGTACCAGTAGAATCAAACTTTGCCTCAAAATCCCTGACCTTGATAGTTTTAATTGGACCCGATACAAATTGACCGTCTGGGTATATGTATCCCCACTGTAAGCATATCACATTACCTTCTTGTAAAGCCTCTATGTCCACAGTATCGGGATCTCCAGTATCAAATGTAATTGTAGCAAGATTTTCTTTTTCTTCATCATACCTATAATTCCAGGTACTAATATAAGCTCCAAGAGGTATACCAGTAATGGGATTCATTATCGGCATACCTCTAAAATCGAATAGAGCCAAGTATGGTTGGCCCATTCCGTTATATAATATGGGTTTTTGTTTAGCTGCCATAAGCGGGGATTCTTATAAGTGTTCCACTTTCTACCTCTTTAAAAGGGTTTAGTATACCATTAGCTTCTGCAATAAGATACCATTTACCTGAATCCCCATAGTATTTATAGGCTATATTCTGTAAAGTCTCTCCATCCTTAATGGTATGTTGAATATCATTTGAGGATGAAGGTACAGAAACTACTGGAGTTTCTAAAGAGTAATCTCCATCTCCGTAATTTAGAGCATAGGCATTATTATAAGGGCTAGCTCCCGTCAGATATTGGTTAATATCAATCATATTTAATACCTCCCGTCTTTTTAAGTGAATCCGAATTTATAAAATCTCCATAGGATAGATTATATGCACTTACTCTCTTGAAAATCAATTCTTGAGTTGCTGCTGCAGGTAATAACCTACCATTACCAAAGGTAGCTGGCTTTCCAGGTACCCTTATCCTATAACCATTCTGAAAGTTCTTCAGAGTATAGGTTGCTGAAGTAAGGATGTAATAGTGATTATCAAATATACCCGAATCCCCCCATTCTATCTTAACAATAGGCGGAGCCGATTGATAACCGTTAGCTTTAGTCCAGGCCTCTAATAACCTACACTTATTAATTACCTCCTCTGGATTCTCTGGATCATTACAGTACCAAGATACATTGAATTGAATGATGTCCTCAGCACCAGTAAAGTGATACATAGGAGTATTCCTTCCCATGGATTTGATAGTTGCCCATGTGGTTTCTCCCCTGAAGTCCAACTCTGGAGGTCTATTCTGTAAGGTAATATACTGAGTATTGTTAACAGTCATATTATATATCCTTACCTCATTCTGATATATGATATTAGCTTTAGCCTCAAAGTTTCTGTAATTAGTGGTATTCTTATTCCCTTTTGCTGGGTCTACTCCTTCACCTTCTTCTAATCTTGGAAATTGTAATTCCATTCTCCATTTAGCCTGGAGCTGTTTGTTTAGGGTTGGATTCTTAGATGATATTTGAGCTTCTCCAATTACTCCATTTGGGTCATAGAGTTTACCCTTTTGAGCATCATCCTTTGGAAGAGTAGAAATAGTTCGATTGAGTAATATCCGAGCTCTCCATAGTTTATTTAAGGGACCCGTAAGAACTCCTGCGGTATCCCTTGTAAGGTCATTATATTTTTCAACGACCTTACCTGCTGCTTTATTTAATACTCTAGCCATAGTGTTTTAATTTTATAATCCTAATGCTACACCAGTATAATCTTGCTGAGAACCCAAAGAGTAATCCCCCAATATCTCACCATCTACACTGATATTAATCTTACCGTCTTTTAACCCATCTCTAATAGCTGCTCTCATTGCATTCAAGAACCTTTCTTCATTCTGAGCTCTGATTGCAGATGGGTCTTCTTTATCTTGGGCATTAGTATTCCTATCTACTGAATCAATAAGTCTACTACCTACTTCTATTAGTAAAGGTAAACCTACGGTAATAGCTAATCCCCAGGGTCCACCAATTAACCCTAATAACCTACCACCTACCGAAGCTAAACTTCTAGTAGCAACAGTCTTAGCAGCTTGTTTACCAGCTTGATTAGCTACAGTACCTCCAACTACACCTCCAATGAGTGAAGTGGCGGGAGACATCCCAGGGTTTGGAGTCTTAACATATCTACCAGTTTGGGTATTATAAAATCTATCCGCTCTATTCATACTAACTCCCCCCATCATCATCTGCAATTGAACCATAGTCCTCATGAGATTTACCATACTTATCATATGGGCTTCCATGATAGCAAATTGGGTGTTCGTCTTAATAGCTGCTGCAGACATACCCTCAGTAGAAGCAGTGGCAATAGTTTGTAAATATCCAACCGACCTTATAATACCTCTTACAGTATTAAATCCTGCAACAATGGTACCTACTACTACTGCAGTAGCTCCTACCCTAAGACCAAAACCTCCAACCCAAGTTTCTGAAATAGAATTAATTACTTTGATTATAGAGTTACCCACATTTAGTACTGGGGTAAAGATTCTACCCAAAGCCGCACCTGCCGTAACGGTTAAGTTCTCTAAACTTGATTCGAATTGGTCAATTACACCTGCATCGGTTTTAAGACGTTCTTCATTAAGTCGGTTTACTGCTCCCATGTTTTGGTCATAGGTAGCAAGTATCTTACCCATCTTATCTCTACCAGAAGCAATATCTCTAAGTACTGGAAGCATGCCTCGATTACCACGAACACCAAAGATATTGAAGAAGGTTGGTGTTTCTATCCGTGAAGGTAAGTCTACTGCCGCCTTGGCAAATTTCTGATAGATAGTGTAAAGATCTATAAGGTTACCCTGAGCATCGAAAAACTCATCAGGACTTAAGCCCAAGTCTGCTAAAGCGTTATAGCCTTTCTTTTTTTGATTAACAAGAGAGAGTTGTAAGTAACGAATCATATTAGCCAGAGAGGTACCTGCCATAGAACCCTGTATACCCATATCTCCCAATACACCAATAGCAGCAGCCGTTTGCCGAAGATCTACTCCAGCAGTTGCCATATCTGCTCCTGCATAAGATATGGACTGGGCTAAGTCTGTCAAAGATATATTTGCATTAGTAACTGCAGTATATAAGTCATCGGTTACTCTAGCGGCTTCTCCCATTGGGATTTGGTACATTGACATGATATTAGTCATCAAGTCAGCTACACCACCTTTCTGTCCCACTGGCATAGTAAAGATTGAAGCCAGCTTAGATGCTGGCCCAATCATTTCTTTAATAGCATCGAATTTATTACCTGCCATAGCCAGGTATCTTTGTCCTGATGCAACATCCGAAGCAGTAAGAGGAGTTATCTCATTGACATCTTTTGCCAATTGTAACATTTCTCTTTGTTCTGCAATGGTAGCACCGGCAATTTTCGAAGCAGTCCAAACTTCATTCTGAACACCCGCAGAGTATTTATAGGCCCTTGCCATTCCCCCTACGAGCTGCATTCCGAAGTCCATTGTATTAGAAGCTGACATCTGTATACCTCTATTCCATTTACTCATGTCATTCATCATAGTTCTGAATGACCCAGATATCTTGCCAGCCTCTTGAGAGAATCGGTCTTTTAATACCATGGCAACACCGACCTCTACTATACTCCTACTGGTATTCATAATTTATTTTCTTTTCTTTAATTGTTTATAATATTGTTCGGCCATTTCCTTAAATATTTTCCTGATTCTATACGGAAGACGTAAAAAGCCGAAATAGTCTAAGGCTATCTCGGCTCTGGTGATATAAACAAAATCACTCTCTAACATTACTCTTCCGTCAGGTAGAAAAAATTCGGTGCCCAAACTATAGGATAAGTTCTTTCCTCTCCAGTTAAGGGATTAGTAATATGGGACTCTCCCTTAAAGATAGGGTCAATAGAGATTATATACTTTCTCATCTCAGCCATATCCTTTGCAGTAAATGGGGTAAAGTTTTCTACCTTTTCCCAACTACCATCAACCTCTAAGTAAAGGTTCCGACAAAGAAGAGGAGCATTCTTAGTTTGCTTATCCAATGGCAACTTCATGAACTCTTGTTCTCCCTTACCAGTCATACAATCAAATTTGATTTTCTTGCCCGATGAAAGAAGGTATTCATGACCGGTTAATTGAATACCCTTTGGATAATAAGGGATGGCATCTGGTTTTTCATCAAATACCCTATTATCAGTGGGTACTTCTGAATAATCGAAAAGGAACTCATGAAGGTCTTGGCCATAAGTAACTTTACCTCCATTCTCTTTGCCCCAATCATATTCAAATTCTACCTCATCCCCCAAAGAGAAGATACGAGAATTAAAGATAATAGCATAGCGGTCATTGACCGGTAAGTTAAGGGCATCATCTATGGTTAATTTCCCATTGGGTGTAGCCGTAGTTCTAATTACAATTGCTGCAATGAACTTGGTAAGGTTCATTAAAGTTTTCATGTCTGAAAGGTTACTGAGAATGTCTTCATCAGCTCCATTCTGTTCTCTAATTTCATATTCGAAACCAGAGGGTCCGGTAAATCTAAATGTTCTAAATTCCATAATTTTGATATATTTAATGTTTACAAATGTTCATAGTACTCCGTATAACAACAAGAAAGGGGTGAGCTCCTATCACAGGAATCCCACCCCTCCACCGAATCTTAGTGAAAATAGACTAAGGAATTAGTATTTGTCTGCAGTACCCACCGAGAACTCTATGGACTCTATGGTATTCTCTGAAGCCATTCTGTCCAAGTCTAAGCCGGTAATCTTACATGGCCATACCTCTTCGAAGACGTGGGTATTAAGAACCGAAACTCCATCTTCGGCAAGTTCGTTTACAATAGCCGTTTCCCAATATTGGCTTGGTACTAAGCCACCACCAACTATATGGTCTTGGCAAGAATAGAGCCAGTCATGAAGCCAGGTATCTGAACCTGCAGTAGTCATAAGTTTCTCTACGATAAGATTACCTATAGTAACCCTACCAGCAGTTTTAACATCTCTATTGACATCCCCATGAGCCACCTGGTCAATCTCAATATCAGGCAAAGTACAACTTTGGAATAGATAAGTATTGATAGGGTGTTTGGGGAACATGATACTCCACAAGAATTTCTTCCGTTTATTTTTTACTTTTGCTCCCATCGTTATATGTTTATAGGTTATTACTTGTTTCTACAACTGATACCGACTTAGAAGCAGCATCAATTACAATCTCCATAGTTACCTCTTGCATAGGAACTACGTCTTTATACTTAAGGATAGCACGATATTTACCTTGACGGGCATCTGCTTCGTTATTTACGGAAAGATCATCCCAAGAAGTTGCATCCTGGTCACCCATCCAAGTATATTCTGTCATGGCATCTTCATCTACCAAAGAATCTAATGTAGGTTTAACTTCCAACCAAATTCTTTTCCAAGTTCCCCAAACGTTGGGTTCTTCCAAGTATTTGTTAAGTACTGGACGAAGGAACTTCTTCAAATACAAATTCAATCTTACGATTGAAAGGAATCTTTCTGAATCCTGTTTTACCTGAGAAGAGAAGCAATGCCATAGCATGGTTTGTTTACCGGCATCGGGAGTATCTTTGATTACCATCTCATTGATATAATTCTGAGCAAGTGTGTTCAGTTCATTATATCGAGAAGGAGAACCATAATTTGGACATACGGGCCCAACTGCATCTCCAATAACTCCTCGGTTCATACCAGCAAAGGATTTCCAAGGACCATATTGAGTAGCAGAAGCATCTCCCAAACCTGCAATGGTACCCACTACATCAGAATCTTGAAGATTGCCGTTCTCATTGTAGTACTTAAGGCCACCTCCAAAGTAAGCAATGTACTTGGAATTACCCACGGTACCAAGACAAGTCTGTACCCAAGTAACCTGAGCTTTATAGTCTCTTGGTTGAGTACCCTGGGTGTAATGGGTTAAGTGTTTTGTTACTTCTATGTACAGTACCCATTCCATCAATTCTTTTGCCATATCTGCAGCAGCCTTATATACCTTGAGTACGTCAGCATCAGTAGTAAGGTGTTGAGAGATATGGGAAATGAATAATTGGTAAAAGTCAGTGTAGTCCCTTACTAAATCCAATGAAGCGATCCATTCATCAGCAGTAGGGTTAGAACCAGCACTACCTACGGTACCGGTAAATAGTTTCTCGGTATCTGAAGGAGCTGCTCCCCCAACTGTTACAGTAACGGCATTTTTTGTACCATCTACACTATCGGTAAGCCATTTGATTAAGTTCTCAAAAGATGAACCAGCAACTACTACCGGTTTGATATACTCTGAGTTCTTAGCAAAGGCACTAAGAACAAGGTAATCTACCGAAGTATTATTGTTATCATCGGCAGTTTTATAAGTTACTACCGGACCTTGTTCAAGTACCTGGCCATTGCCTGAATAGATTCTATAATACAAGGTATTGAATTGTTTATAGAAACCTACCTGGAAGGTATCAGTACTACCGATTGGGTCTCCATAACCTTTGGTTACCAATCCCAAACTATAAGTAGTTCCCCCAGAAGCAATGGTTATCAATGCTGCAGGAGTAGCAGGGTCTGGAGTAGCAGAAGCAGGTGCTATACCTTCCTCTTCGGATTTAGCAACTGTTTTAGCTTTACCCGCAGTTGCAGCTACTGTACCTTGAGTAGCTCCCTTGCCAAGTACTCGAATAACACGAAGCTTAGAACCACCCTGCAAAGCCTTTTCGATATTTGATACAGAACCATCGTTTACAATTTCAGAACCATAGATTCTTTGGAACTGAGAGAATGTAGAGATGATTTCTGATGGGTCATCATAAGGGCCCTTAGTAGTTCTAGCCAATACACAAGAAACTCCTAACATAGGAGTAGTTTGAAGAACATTGTTGTTCTTAAACTTAAAATCAACATGAGGTGAAGTTGGCATAATTCTATTGTGATTAAAGTTAATTACTTGTTTAATTTATACCCTAGAGTATTGTACCTATACCTTAGGTACTTTTAACTCTAACATTTCATTTTCGTTTTGTTCTAACAATCCAATAAGAACTGATATATCCTTGATGGGTGTAAGAGTACCTTCTCCCAAAGCTTTTTCTGGAAGAATACCGTCTTTACATACATAAGTGTATACCTTCTCAAGTATACCATGTTCTACATCTGGATGGTCATAATAATTACCAATCTCAATGAATAGGTTTCCGGTGGGAGCAAGCCTGCCCTTTTCCCATTCCTCTAAGTCATTGAAGTATGGTCTCACGTATCCTCTAGCAGGTAAGCCAGTATATAAGATTGTATGTAGCAACCTCATATCGGCTTGTGTTTGAGAAACTAGATGTACATCTATAGTAATATCTTTTGTTTCATAAGGAAACTCTGAAGCTTGGTAATTACCATCCTCAAGTTTATCACCAATGATGTATTTGTTCACACCAATATCCCCAGCATAATAACCCTGTAATTCTAGGGTTATTCTTGGGAGAGTTTTAGGGCCTTTCACTTGATTATTCCCGATACCAAATAGGAGTATAAACTTCTTCATATTCTTAATTGCCTCTTGAAATCTTTTTTCGTTTTCTTGAGACAAAGGTAAGAAGTCTTCTGGATTCAAAGTTAGACCCATTTCTAACATTGTACTTAGTAAAGAGATATAAAAAGTTCTCTCTACTATCTCTTCTGAATTTACCATTAATTTCCTAATCTAATTTTTAGTTGAACTTCATGGCTACCAGTATCATTTATAATCCCGTTATAAGTTACAATTATACCCCCCATCGAGAATATATTGGTTTCAAGATGGCCAGTACAATTTAATTCACTAACCCAAGTAGTACTTATATTAGATGGGTAATCAGTAAGCCATACTTTATATGGAGAGGGGTCTGCCCCAGGAGCAGGAAGAGTACCTTCTATGGTTTTACTAATGTCTGTTATCTTAAATTGTTTTACAAACTTAGCAACTTCATAACCATTGATATGGTAGTATTGGTATCCCTTTACACCCCTAATAGAAGCAGTACTACTGCCTTGTCCAACACCGGGGAATGGTATATTGGGAGTTGGTTCAAAACCATACTTAGTAGTTCTTTTACCAGGAGATTGTTTTATAGTTATATCTTTCGTACCAGCCTGAGATACTATTCGTATAACACCGCTTCTTTCCTTTGGATTATAAGTGCTTGCCTCATACTCGTTGTTATAAGAGAGCGTCTTAACTGTTAATTTTCCAGCATTATTACCCTCCCCAATTTCTTTGGTTATATTTAACCAATCCAAGGAATTTTCAACAGTCCAATCTAAAGCTCTATATTCTTCTTGAGGTTCACCACCAATATATTTTTGTTCATAACTATAAACTGATACTTCCCAAATCTCAAGCCTTTTGGTACCATCAAAAGTATAACTATCACTGTCAGGTGAAATAGTAAGGAAGGGCTTCCAAGTTTCTACTACTTGGGATTTTCCCTTTTGTGTAAAAGTAACTTCCCTTTCTACTCCCTGAACTATCACTTTTATTACTTGTTCTTTATTAGATTCTGATTCATTAACTGCTTTAGGCTTCACTCTAATAGTAGCAGGACCAGTCCCTGATAAAGAAGATATTTCGAAATCCGACATATTATTTTACTTTCCTTAATTCATTTCTAACCGCATTACGTATCTCCTTTTGTAAAGCGGCTTTTCCACCAGCAGCTTTATAAGCAGGACCCCATAGAGGACGAGGTGGTAAATTACCATCCCTGCTACCATATTCTAACATGATAGCTATCTGGTTCAAGGTTTTTCTAGAAGTCTTACCAGTATAAGTAATCTTCTTGATTCCAATTGGTAATCCAACAAAAGTCCGTTTTTTACCCTTTACTAAAGTAACTGATCTAGCATACTGACCAGTAAGGTGTAACATAGTGTGATCCCCATATTTTTTAATGGTTCCTGGAGCATGGGGTGGCCATGATACTCCTGAACCTCTTGGTGGAACACCCGTATTCAAACTTCGTCTTACTATACGAAGAAGTTGATTACCAAACTTTTCTGTACCCTTCGCATAGCCTTTGGTTAAGATACTTGGAGTTTTGGCAATCAACCTTTCTGCACGAGCTTGTTCTCGTTTGTCTACGTATATTTCTAGAGAGCCAACTGGAGTCGATAGTGTAATATTAACCGACTTACTTGGCATAATTCTTATTTATTATTTGGGTTTATCTAATCCCAACTCCTGAGCAATCCTTTGTAAAAGAGTTTCTTGCGTGGTTATCCGTTGATCGGTATATTGCCGAAATTCATCAAACTCCGGAGCAGGTCTACTTGGAGCATATTGGGATTGATTAATTGAATTGAGGATATTATCACATTCAGAAACAACTGCCTCAAACTTTGGTCGATTGTTAAGTATATTTAAGGCATTTTGTTTTTGTATAGTAACCTCATTAATTATATTCACTATATCGGTAGTATAATATACCCCATTATAAATACCCTCATCAGATTGTGAAGGTAGGTATATTGTAAGCTGTGATACAGAATCTTGGATCACTAATTCGATACTGTTAACAAAGCCATCTTTAGTACCGGATGCCATGGGTTTACTCTCGCCTACCTTCACAATCTTTGCGGTATCGAAAATGGGATAACCAGACCTCCTGTCTTTCTCTAAGGTAAAGATTACTTCACCCTTTTGTAACTTTTGGAAAATCAATGTTCTTTCGTCCATAATCATTTTCTATTTATTAAATTTAAACCAAATGAAACTGCACCTGGATTCTTTTGCATGAAGTCTACCAGGTTTAAGAATTGATAGTATCCAAATTGATTAATGAGTACCTGAGCTTTGTTTGCTACTTCTTGTGCAATCTCTATAGTGGGAGCCGGTAGAGCTAACTGTATCTTAAATTCGGTGAGTTGTTCTTTTTCCATAATTCCTTAGTTCAAGTGGTTAAAACGAAAAAGGAGTACACCCCTGATAGATGTACTCCTTTCTAATCATCCTGGTATGACAATTGGTTATGCCGTTGTAGTACCTCCAGTAGTCTTCAGAGCTGCAACCACTTGGTTGATAATGTTCTGGTCTCTCTGGGCATCTACCACTCGGTTCAAACGGGCAATCTCCTGGTCCTTTGCAGTGTTCTCAATGAGACATTTGATTTCCTGTTGTCCATTCTTGATGTCACAGCAGCAACGTTCCAGCTGAAGAGCCAAGTCTGATTTTACTTCTTTAATCAAGCCTTTAGTTTCGCAGCAGCAATTCTGTTGATAATGCTCCATATTGCAGAGGCGGTCCATCTCTACATCCGCAACCATCGTTACAACCTCTTTCCGCGATTACAACGTCATCGCCGGCACCTTTTACTTCTACTCCCATAATTGTAAGGTTTTAAAGATTAATACTTATTTTAATTATACATTAAATACAGAATGGTGTTGTATTTTTATTACCCCAAATTAAATACGTATTCATAAGTAATTGTTGCAGCATTCTGAGTTATGTTGACTGTAAGCTCCCAACCCTCATCATCGTTTTCTGCTTGCCTTAATTTAATGGTACCTGACCTTGTTGATTCTACGGTGTTCTCCGTTAAGGTTAAGGTTAACCCATAGGTTCCATTATCACTGGATAGTGTTGTAATGGCTACATTTGTAACCCAACTTGGTTTTGAAGTTACGGTTAAAGCCAAGGGATATCTTGTACTTACCTCAGAACCATCTATTACCTTAGTCTTAAAAGAATAAGCTACATCAACTGTAAAGTTATTACCTCCCAAAGCTGACAATCCGGTTCTAGTGGTAGTTCTTGAACCAGTAGGGGAAGTGAATGCCAAGTAATACTTATAAGATACTGAAGCAGCACTCTGTGTAACTGTGATTGTCTTAGTAGTTGCCCCACTATAGGATGCAGTTACTACACAGCTTCTACTTGAAGTACCCAAGTTCTCCGTAGCAGTAAGTACCGTCTTAGCAGCATTCAAACTAAAACCAGTACCACTTGCACTAACCGTAGGTGTAGCACTCTTCGAAGAACCTGCACTTGTTGACCCTGAACTCCAATGGTGGGTAGTAGGTATACTTACACTTTCATAAATATTAACACTACCTCCTGAATTAGAGATAGAGTATGAACTTGCAGATAAGCTTATTACTGGTGTACCATCAGTAGTACTGGTAATTTTATTCTCTGCCTGGTATACATCGAGAGTTATAGATTTCGATTTACCATTCAGAGATACAGTACAAGTAAGGGAGCCTACCCTTGTTCTAGCCTTTGCAGTAGTTCCCAAAGAACCTGCACTAACTGCAGTACCATAACTAATGCTAGCACCGCTTGTAATTGTGCCTCCTCCAGTTGTAGAACCATTCCATCCCCAAGTCTGAGAATATGAGGGCATAGTTGAGAATGAACTTCTACTTCCTCCACTTGCAGGTATATCGGATACACTTCCTCCACTTACAGTGATTTCACTATAGGTTCTATAACCTGCAGATTGAGAACAACTGATAGTTAGTTTCTTATTGGTTTCTGCCTGAGTTAATACTACACTACCCGACTTTGCCGAAGTAGAAGTATTATTTGCCATAGTTACTGAAGTACCAGTACCGGTAACTCCGGTATTAGCCCTGGTATAACTTAAGGGAATTTGATTACCATAGGTATGTCCATTTCGGTATTCCTGTTTATAAGAGGTTACAGTAAATGTTTTTGTTCCTCCAGTTGCCCCAAAAGACAGAGAAGTGGGATTCACTGAGAATGTTTGAGACCAACTTTGAGATGCTGCTGCCTGGGTAAATGTGAATTCCACGGTTTTACCAGATTCAGATTGAGTAGCCAACCCCTTACCAGACCTTGAGGTTAGGTCTAGATTCTCTGAAGCTTTCCAAGGCTTTCCATCTGCCGGCTTACTATAGTTAGTAATCCAACTTGGTTTACTGCTTATTACGTAATTAACACTAACAGCAGACCCATTAGCTACATTATCCCAATATTTCTGCTTCGTACTGGTAAACTCAAAACCAAAATTAGAACTACTGGGGTTACCTAAAGCATCAAAACTTATACTGGAGTATCTCAAAGTGAATGTATACTTATAAGTTACCTTATGAATATCTTCGAGTTTAACAGCTTCGTTATTACCATAGGAACTAGCATTGGAGATTTCCAAGCCAACGTAACTTTCCCCCGTTCCTGTAGAGGCGAGTGCTAACAATTCAGCCTTGGTAGGGCAGTCATTACCTGTCTTACCAAGGCCTACTTTAGTTTTGACAGCACTCCATGTTGCTATCTCTCCCATATTAATCTACATCTTTAAGATTTCTGAGTTCTGAGATTTCAGCCTTCAAAGCCTTAATCTCTTCGTAAAGAAGTTTAATACCTTCGATTGCCAGAGTAGACATCTTATGGTACTTAACTTGTTTTACCAATACATATTCTTCACCGTCGATAACAACCGTTTCGAATTCCTCAGGATTAGGAACTGAATCCTTAGTTCTTGGGTCTTCTTCCACATAATGGTTAAACCCTGCTGCTTCCAAACCTTGTGCAATGGTACCTTCATCTTCCTTACCATCCATGATAAAGGATTCTGTAGGTATACTGCAAATCTGTTCCAAAGTATGGGTTAATGGTTTGATGTTAGATTTCAATCTTTCATCGGAAGACTCTTTCCAGAAACCGGAAGGAGCAGTAGTCTTAGCAAATACTACCTGGTCAGTAGTTGCCAATCCCAATTGAGCTCTAGTTACTGTATGAGGATTATCCTTTCTACCTGCATGACTATTGATAGAAGTCTGAGCAGTAGTACCTGCAGCCTTAGCATCAGCAATAGCAGTAGCTTGAGCAGTAGATACTGGCTTATCAGCATCAGAAGTATTATTAACATTACCCAATCCAACCTGAGTTTTAGTAACTGTATGAGGATTAGATTTATTGGCAATGTGATTATTTACCTTAGTTTCTAAGGCAGTTACATCTGAACCAGTATCGGCAATCAAATCGTCAACGTAAGTTTTCAATTCTGTACGAAGAGCATTGATGGCATTAGTTCTATTGGTAATCTCATTTGCCAACCCCTGTACGGTATTATCCAAGTTAGTCTTATCTGCTGCAGTCATTACACCTGCAGTAGTCTTAGTTGCTGCAAGTATATCTCTAATTAAATCTGTAGCACCTTCATAAGTCTTACCCTCTGCACTCTTAGTTTTATTATTAAGAGTAGCTCTTACATTAGTTGAATTATGGGTAAGAGTGAATCCAGTAAGAATAATTCCTGGAAGAGAACTATTAAAGGTATCATGAGCATTATCTTTTGCAATACGGGCCTCTTGTTCAGCTTCAATAGCATCTGGTAAGGTTTGATTAAGCTTTATTACACTATCGGCATCCATCAGACCAGCTTCTTGAGTAGTGGCTGGGGTTAGAGGGATTACCATCCCATCGGGTTTATCAATGTAATGCCCTTGACCATCCGTAGCAGAATAGTTACATAAGATAATAACATTACGCTTATTTTTGTTAGCTATTGAAACCTTACTAATTAAATTTTTAGGCATGCTAGATACCACATCCTCAAGATGCTTACCTCTACTACCTTCGAAAGCAGTACCTGCGATTTCCCCAATGATAAGAGACGAAGTATTACTGTCTACGAATTTAGTACCTGACCAACGGAATTGGTATGGAGGTTCACCATCGGCAACATTTATATAAATCTTACCAGATTCTCCAACTACGGGAGTTTGGTGACCTGCATCCGTATACAATTGAACATTAGTAAGACCTCCAGTGTTGCTTACATCATAGGTAGCATATACTTCAAGTACATCATCTACATATGAAGGCAAATGGTTAGCAGGTACTAACCCCTTCCCATCCAATGGAGCAAAGCCATCAGCCTTACCCTTAGTTGCTACAAAGGCATCATGTTTAGCTTCTAGAGTATTAATATTATTCTGTAACTTAGTTTCAAGGGTAGTATCTGCCGCAGTTCTATCGGCAATCTCCTTATCAATCCTTGCACCCAATGCAGTATCAGCAGAAGTACGAGCAGTTGCTTCATCGTTTACAGCTTTAGTAAACTTGGTATCTAAAGCAGTATCTGCAGCTTTTCTATCAGCTACTTCTTGAGCAAGAGCGGCTTCTGATTTACCGTCCAAAGCTTCGATAGCATCTTTACGGTCCTGAACCTCTTGAGCAATAGCATTGGGTAATGTCTCATCCAGATTAACTTTATCTTGGGCGGTCATTACACCAGCTTTCTCTGTAGTAGCTGCTGGGATATAAGTAGTCTTATAATCTTCAGGCTCATGAGTATAAATACCCTCTTCTTTTTTAGAAGAGAAATTATGAGTTAAAGTAACATGACTGCTTTGTTGACCTACCTCAACTGGTTTATCACCAGATAAGATAATAATATTATCTGGTATAGAATCAAACAGCTTCTTATCTGCTGCAGTTTGTACACCAGCTTTCTCTGTAGTAGAGGCAGGCAATGTAATAGGATTCTGTTCTACTGTACCATCTTCAACTACGGTCTTAGTAGCAGCTATGCCAACAGTAGTTTCATTGGGAGTTACTGCACCAAGGGCAAAGTTAGCAGTAGAGATTCTATCCAATTCTACCTTATCTTTCGCAGTCATCGTACCAGCCTTAGTAGCCGATACCTGAGGCAAATCGAAAGTTTCTTTAGTATCAGCATTCAAACCGTTATCCTTAGTTACGGTTACTGTTACCTTATTAGCATCAGAAGCTGCAGAGAGATCAGTTAAAGAATTTGGGTCTAACCCATCTAACTTAACCTTGTCTGCTGCAGACATAACTCCAGCAAGAGTTTGAGTTACCGGAAGTAAATTCTTGGTAGCTTCTACTTCTTCACCATATTGGTTATTTGCCTTATCCTTGGTTGAAGTCTTTACTTTGAAAGAAAGCTGAGTATCTGTTCGGGTTACAGTACTAACATCGGTAACCATGGTGTCTGGCAAAGCATCGGAAGTACCTTCTTCAGCTTCCAATCTTTCTTCATGGTCATCGGTAATGTTAGTGAATTTATTATCTAAGGCAGTATCAGCATCGGTTCTGTCTTGAATTTCTTTATCGATACGTTTACCCAAAGCTGTATCGGCAGCAATACGGGCAGCTTCTTCTGCATCGATGTTATCCTGGAGAACTTTATCTGCGGCCTTTCTTTCCTCTCTCTCTGTATTAATTTCAGAAGTATTCTGATCAATCTTTGCTTCCAACCGAATATCTTCAGCTTTACGAGCAGCAATTTCGTTATTTAACAGATCCGTAATGGCCGTATAATTACCATTGATATTATCCTGAATACCCTGGATTAATTCCAGGTTACGTTTTATATTAGCAGTATTCTGAGTTACCAGAGCATTAGTAGCATTCAGGGAAGTTAACAACTCTGTACGAGTTTCACTTACAAAAGTTCTCAGCTCATTTACCGTAGTAGTAAGAGTATTACTCAGGTTAGTGAATGATTGTTGTAAAGTATTATCTCCCTGTTCTCGTAAGTTCTTTTCGGCTTCAAGCTTATTCTCCAACTCTGTAAGCTTAGCAGTCATAGTTGCTGCAAAGTTGGGATCATCACCGAGAGCCTTAGCAATCTCTGCCAAAGTGTCCAATACTTCAGGAGCTGAACCAATAATATTTTGGATTGCAGCCTCTACTTGTTCTGCATTCTGAAAGTCAGAATCGTTTAATAACTGAGAAACCTTAGTGATATAGTTTGCATGTTCTTCGATGCCATCCAACTTGGCATACAGCAAGTCAGTGAAATCATTTGAAGAAAGTACCTTGCCATCTACCTTATCTACCTTCTTATCGTCCATTGCCTGGTCTGCAGCAATTCTATCTGCTTTCTCCTGAGCAACAGCATTACTGATAAGAGTATCTTGATTAGCTCTTTCAGTTGATTCTTTATCGATATTGGTTTGAAGTAAAGTATCTCCAGCTAAGCGGTCATTCTTTTCGGTAAGGATATCCTTATTAATACCAGCCATATCATCCTTGTGATTCTGAAGGTTGGTATCAATCTTGGCCTCAAGAGAAGTCTCTTTGGCAATTGCTCGGTCTTTCTCTGCATTAATAGCAGTAGTGTTTTCATTTACCTTTGCTTTTAGTTCATTCATAGCATCGGTATTACCTGCCTCTAGAGAATCAATACGAACTCCCAAAGCATTATCACCAGCAATACGATTTTCCTTTTCTTGTTCAAGCTTAGTGTTAATATTACCTACTTCTTATTCCAAAGCTTGTTTGGTATTATCCAACTTAGCAGTAAACTCAGTACTCAAAGCTTTATCAGCTGCAGTACGGTCTGCTACTTCTTTATCTAAGTTAACCTGGAGAACTTGGTCGGCAGCCTTTCTTTCTACACTCTCAGTATTAAGGTCGATATTGAGAGTATCGATACGAGAACTCAAGGCACTATCAGCATTAGTACGATCAATGATTTCTTCGTTAATCATATCCTTAACTTCCTTGTAGTTATCACCTACAGTCTTAGTTAAGTTTGTGATTGCCTCTGAATTTCTTTCAATACTATGTTGGTTAGTTTCAATAGCAGTAGTATTTGCATTTACCTGCTCAGTAAGCTCATTACGCAATGTATTGATAGACTCTTGCATACTCAATGCCAAGTCTGAAATACGTTGGTTAACGTTAGCCAGACTTTGAGTATAGGCTTCATCTGCAGTCTTTCTTTCGGCAATCTCTTTATCCAAGCTAGATTGAATTGCGGCATCTGCATCTTTACGGTCTTGGATTTCCTTGTTAAGATTGTCTTTTACAACTCCAAGAGCAGCATCACCAATAGCAGACTTATTGTCTACATATTCTTTCAGTTTAGTTTCAAGAGCTGTATCAGCATCCTTACGAGCTTGAACTTCAGCAGCTACCTCAGCACTGTTTGCCTCATCACCCGCAATTCGGTCTTCGATTTCTTGGTTAACCTGTTCTGTGATTGCAGCCAATTTCTTGGTAATGGTAGCAGCAAAGTTGGTGTCATTTCCAAGGGCATCAGCAATTTCCTTAAGAGTATCAAGTACTTCTGGAGCAGAACCAATAATCTTTTGGATAGCTGCATTTACCTCTTCCTCAGTTTGGAAACCAGAATCGTTGATAAGCTGAGAAAGATGCGTAATATAATTTGCCTTTTCCTCAATTCCATCAAGTTTAGCTTTGAGTATATCGGTAAAGTCATTCTTAGTCAAAGAATAGCCTTCACGTTTATCTACTTTCTTAGTATCAAGATCTTTATCACCTTTTTCTCTAGCATCAGCCTCGGCAGCAATAGCATTAAGCAATTGCTCCTTGTCTTCTACACCCTGCTCTTTTACATCTTCGATTTTGTGTTCAAGAACTAAATCCTGAGCAGCACGAGTAGTAGCCTCTGAATCGATATTGTTCTGTAATACTTGGTCTGCAACAGTACGGGCCTGAACTTCTTTATCAATATTACCTTGAAGAGCATTATCTGCATTGGTACGGTCTGTTACCTCTTTAGAGATTTCATTGTGAAGAACTTGGTCCTCAGAATGACGGTCTACCTTCTCTTGGTCAATTTTACCTTGAAGAGCTAAAGTATCTGCCTGGCGATTAGTGATTTCTTCGTTAATCTTAGAATCCAGTACAGTATCTGCGTTAGTACGATTTGCAGTTTCTTCTGCAATCTTTGACTCAAGGGATGCCTTATCATTGATATGGAGAGTTTTAAGGTCATTTACACTTTCCTTAATCTCATTATCGGCAGCAATACGTTCATCTTTTTCCTTTTTTATAAGATCCTTGAGTTCCTTCTCAAGTTCACCATTACCTTGATTTACCTTATCTTCAAGGTCTTTGATATCTTCAGCATTCTTATCTACCTTCTTCTCAACTCGGTCGATTTCAGCTTTTAAGTCTGCCTTAACGGTATCAATCTTCTTATTGATTTGGTCTAACCCATATTCTAGGTTATCCTGAACTGCAGCTACTGCAGCACCCAGAGCAGCTTCGGCTTCCTTAGCACGATTAACCTCTTCGGTTAAAGCAGTACGAAGGTCGGTTAATTTATTAGTGATAGTAGTTGCAAAGTTGGGGTCATTGCCCAATGCTTCTGCCAACTCTTTAAGAGTATCAAGGGCATCATCAGCACCATCAACCAAATCACTAATCATCTGTTTAACTTCTTCCTCAGTTTGATATTTCAAATCATTCTCAAGCTGAGAAACTTTAGTGATATAATTTGCATGTTCTTCGATGCCATCAAGTTTAGCCTTCAACTCATCGGTAAAATCATTTTTCGATAAGTCGTATCCTTCTTTCTTATCTACCTTATTCTTGATAGAAAGTACGAAGGCCCAGAACTCATTTATAGTTCCCCCAAAGCCAGCACGAACAAAGTCATCATAGTAACCCTGTAACAACCGCTGGTCAATCTCTTCGCAGGTGTAATATTTACTTACATACATATTTATAAAATTTAAGGATTAATTACTGAACGTTGACGACCCAGTAAGAATTCCGAATCTATATCCCTGAATGGTTCTCCCTCTGAACCACAGAAGGCATTCATTGGTATATTCGGATTTTCTGGATCTACATCTCCACCGTCTTCTATATCCCCCCGAATACAAGCATAATCAGGAAGCTTATTTACACGGAATTTCATTACCTGGCCTATACCAGGATGAGGTATTATTTTATCCCAGATATCACCGAAGTAATCTTGAAAGCAGGTGACAAATTTGTTTCCGGTCATTGATTGAAATGCCGTTACATCATTGCCATTACCTTTCATTTCAATATGAACTCCAGATGTACCATTAAGGATAACCAGATTACTATCAAACCAGATTCCACTGGAAGTAGTAATTGGGGTCCACCTCAGTACTAACATCTTTGCCATACACTTAATGTTTTATTCTACAAATTCAATTTTGGTATCTCGGTCTCTCTTTAGGATAACCATGAAAACTAGGGCCTCATCCTTTGCCTGAGCAGTCTGAGTATCTCCAGAAGGCTTATACGTTATACCATTAATTACAAACCTATCTTGTTCCCAATTAAAATCCCAATAACCCTCCGGTGTAAGATAACCGATTTGTTCTATATAAGATTTAGAAATTAGTATTGATAAGTTTTCGTCATCCAATTCTCCTGAGACGGTTGCCTTGTTGATAGGCCAGTTTCTGAAAGCATTGTAGTAACACAATGCTTCGATTTGGATGTTATAATATTTAGGTATACTGTCTTCGGCATGACTGAGAAGCTGATTAACATGTTTGGCCCAAGTTATGGTTTGTCTACCAGCATCCCAATCTAAGAAGTCAGTGATAATTTTCTTGTATCTATCCCAAGAGCGGTTCTTTACCATTCTCCAGGGTTCTTTTGTCATAACTTAGTTAAGATTGATTTCTTACCACCTTTTACTGGAGCACTTGGGTTGGGTCCATCTAATACTCCATTTTGCCTTCTGTTAACTACTTTAGGAACTACGGTTCTGAATACTTCATCACAGAATGGTAAGTAGATTTCCAATCGTGAAGCTAACATACAAAGGTTCTTTCTTAATTCATCTATTAATCCACCTGGTTGCATTGCTTGAGAAAGTGTTTTCCATAGGGAACTCGTAGCATCTGCCAAGGTATCATAATATTGCACTTCAGTAGGCCCAGTAGTGATTTGTTTTATCCTATCACCTCGGGCAAGTTCGGGTTTAGAAGTACCATCACCAGTTTGTTCTTTGGTAGAAGTTAATTGACTTAAGTATTCGGAAGTACTCGTTAATAGATTAAGTATCTTCACATTGAGAAAATCCCAGGCAGCCAATTCCATTATTAATTGGTTTTCTAGTGCTTCATACCATAATTCATCCGTATACTTATCTGGTGCAATTGTATGGTTTACTAGAGGTCCAATGTAATATTGCCACTTAGTGATGTAAATAGATTTCTCTTCCCTGGTCATCCCATCGGATATTTCTGAAGGGATATAATGGTCGATTAAGTTATATATTGTATCGGCTAATGCCGTATGCCCATAATCACAAACTACCAGAGTCTTATCTACGGTGATATCTAAACCGCTAGAGTTAGTTACATGTAATGTTACGGTATAGAAACCGGGAGTTTCATAAGAATAGGAAACATGTCTTCCACCATTGAAAACCTCTCCCTTATCATCGCCAAAGTCCCAGTCAAAAATAGATTTGGCCGGGACTTTGGATATGACTCTGAATGAAACTTCCAGACCTGACGTAACGTACAAAAAGTCCAGATTGTTATTCATATTAGTCTGTCTTATGTAATTTTCATATATTACCCTTTAGAAGAGGATTCGAATTCTTCCAGCAAAGCCTGAATAAGTGTTTCTACTGTATCATCTTTCTCGGCAACGATTTCATGAAGACCTGCTACCAGTTTCAGTTCTTCCAGGGAATAGCCCTTTGCAAGTTTTTCAAGAGTCATGCCTTTCTTGAACTGAGCATTCAGTCTCTTATCCAACTTTTCGATGTCGGCCTCTGAATACTTTTCGATTTCTGATTTATCAGCAATGATAATCAGATGGCCAGAGGCAATTGCCTTCTGAATCTTTGGTGCACGGAATTGACGACGAGAGAGTTCCTTGTCTTCTCCTCTACAAACGGTAATACCAGTTGATTGGTCATGAAAACTGTAAGCTCTTGGTCCCACAGTTACTGTATATTTATCTTTAGCCATATTTCCTAAAATTTAAAAATGATTAAAGAGAGGATAGGTCTTTTTAGTTACCTACCCTCTCAGGGAATTTATATAGATGAAACCGGACGTCCCTTATTATTCTAGGTTAACCATCAAATATGGGTCTACGTTCATGAACTCGGGGAAACCGAATTCTGAGAACTTCTTGTCAGCAGCCAGCAACAGAGTTGCATCCTGGTACATCTTAGAGAAGCCAGTAGTCAAGCTTGCATAGATTGCCTGAGTCTGGTTAGAAACGATTCTTTCAGATTCAAGCATCAACTGACGAGCAGTAAGCTTAATCAAGGCAGCAGATGTATCAATCAACAGCAACTGTTGGTCGGGTGTACCCGGGTGAATGTAGAAGTCAGCATTCTTGGGAACAGGAGACTTAACATTCAGGGTAGCTTCTGTAGTAAAAGAGTGACGATCCTTGAATTCCGGCAAGTTCAGCATTTCGATTGCCTGGTCTTCACCACCAATCATAGTTTGGAAGTTACGTCCCATACGAGCAGCACGTACCCAAATATGCAGAAGGTCTTTGTAAGTGATACCGTTAGTTGTTTCGTATACACCGATTACCGGGGCAGACTCAGAGCCATCAGGGTTGTTACCATTGATAGCAACGTCCATAGCCAAAGTATCCAGAGCATAACCCAACTGAACACCAAAATCACGAAGGTAGATTCCCAAGACATCGAGTGAAACATAGTTACGAACTTCATCAGTAAGTTTGAAACCTTTTCCGATTTTGAAGAGGCTAACTGATTTCTGTCCGAAGCTAACATCACCCAATGGGATAGTTTCTGCCTCATTAACCTTTGCAGGGGCAGCATCCGACATGTTAACCATCGGCATGATTGCTTGCAAACCATTGATTGGTTGGTCAGATGCAATGATGTTCGGATAGAACGGAGCCTGGCGCATACCCAATGTGATAGCAGCACGGATGATTTCCGGAACAATCCAACGAACATTCTGTTGAGGCATTGTAAAGATGTTCTGCATCGTGTCCACTTTTGGATTGATGCCCATCTTTTCAAAAAGTTCATCTTCTGAAATACCCCATTTACCGGTAACCAATTCTCCAAAAGTTACCTCTACAGGCTTCTTGTCCTGTGAACCGGAACGAACAGCTTCCAAGCTTCTTACCATTTCCGGCAGCTCATTCATAAAATCCTGAGCCTTCAACTTTGTAATATCTATTTTATTTTCCATAATTTCTTTTCTCTTATTTGATGAGTACTTGAATTACCTCATTTGCCTCTTCTGCTGGATTAAGGGCAATGAACTGGGTTGAAGTTGCTTGGTTAGCTTTTACGAATCTATCGTTAAGCAATTCTCCATCGGGAGTTACATAGCCAGCTTCGATATTTCCGTTTGATACCCAGTTACAAATCATGTAACCTTCCATAGCTACTGTTACCTCTACCGGGAAATTTCTTTGAGGTTGATAAGCAGGGTTAACGTTATCCGTTACTGCTACACCCAAATAAACTTGAGTAGCTGTATCAGTGCAAGGGTAAATCAAACCTTCTTCATTCAAAGCCACTGGCATACCCTGTACGATTTTCTCTCCAGCTTTAACATTGAAAGCCTGGTGCAATTTGTGTGACTCACTTTTGTAAATCACCGCTCTCGGGGTTCTTTCCCCAAAGAGAGTAAGTTGCTGAGGGTCGTTTACGATTTTAGTTTTTTCCATAACGCGGATTATTTATATTAGTTATTTGATTTTGTTTCGATACAAGTTATCGATTACATTCTTAGTACTCGGAGATTCTGAATTCCGTTGGGTATCAGTACCCTGGGTTCCAGTTTTACCCTCGGTATCATCCTCAGCAATTGAGGAAGCACGGTTGACGTCCTTAGAACCACATTTTGAGCAAGTGAGAGTTAACTTCTCTTCCAAGCGAGCTTGGTAATCCTTGGTCAAGGAAATAAGAGTAGTAATACCAGTAGTCTCGGCATTGAGCATCGTAACGATTGTCTCATCTACCTTATCACCCATTAACTTCTTGTAGGTTTCTACGGCATTTTCACGGAGAGAAGCAATGTGATTCTTTCCTACAGTTGCCATTTCCTTCAAGTTAGCTACTTCGGCATTCAAGTTGGTAATCTGTTCCGTAAGAGAAGTTTTCTCTGTAGTAAGATTATCTACCGAAGTTTGCAATTCGTTTCTTTATGATACCAAAGTCTGAATGCAGGCAATTACATTTTCCTGATTCATCTCTTTACCTTCTTCCAGGGTAAGCATATTATCCCCGAAAAGGCTTTCAAGAAATTTTAGTAATTCTTCGTTCATGTTATTTTTATTTGAATGATTATCATTGGCATCATTATCATTAAAAGAACCCTGAGTATCGTTCTTTTCTTGATATGATGTTAAATCTGATTTATAATCAGTAAAGAAGTATTGCTTCGATTTATCATCTCTGTATTCTTCATAAGATGCCCAAGTTCTTTTGGCAAAGGTTGGGTTAATGATTTTACCATCCGAACCAATTTTCTGGGCAAATGAATCAGCACCATGTGAAACTAGTGAGGTCTCAAGGTAACGAACAATTTCAGTAACAATTCTACGTACCATAACTCCCTTAGAGTCATAAGTACCCAGTTTCTGATAAAATTCGTTATCTTCCATTTGGGGATGGGATTTATCCCACTTAAATTGTACAGTAACCGAATTACTATGAATTGAGGGTGGCTCCATAAGAATTCCTCGAGCAATTCTTGGATTTGCCTTACCATCAATCTTCAGAATACCGTTGATACCTGCTGGTATAGTAAAGCTACCGTCTTTATAAGATTCCTGCCACATTACTTGTGATACAGCTCCAATAGCATTACCGATGTTTGTTTCATGGTCACAGTTTACTGTTTGACCAAGCAGCATCTTCATAGAAGCCTTTAGTACTCCATTTTGACCGAAGTCTGTAGGATTCCAATTTTTCGATACGATTGTTTCCGAAAGTAATCGGAACATAGGTTCGATA